GGCCACATTAGAAAAACCAGTAATAGCTGGCTTAGGCATAAAAAGAACCTTATACAAATTAATATTAATAAGATTCTTTTTAAGGATAAGAAGTAAACCAGAATACGCTTTATAGTTGCGCAGAAACTTTATTATTAAGTCTCATTAAGTTTTGTGTACGAAACTTCGCAGTCAAATACTTGAGTGTATCCACTAGAAAAACAGACTAAACTATCATAAGGATTAATTATATTATCATATTCTAAAAATATCTGCAATCCAAGTGAAGCAATTACATCTACAGAATCATATGCTGCTATTTCAAATTCATTAATATAATAGATTGTAATAGATGGCAATGGAGTTTGAAAACGAATCTTCTGTAGATTAAATCTCATTACTGCTGCTGATCTATTACAAACAGTAATCCCATTGACGAATAAAGTATGATTAGTAGCAGATAATATTGTATTAGGTGTAGTACTCAAATTAGCAAATGGACTGCTTAAATAATCAACATACACTCCCATATATTATATATGTGGAATCAATGTTTTTAATTTTTCCACATCTGCATAAATTTTCTCGCAAGATTCTTTAAAAGCGTAACATATTTCAGCATATTCTTGTGAAACATTATTTAAGTTGTTAAATACTTGAATTCCTAATTGCTCAGCATGTTTACATTCAATAAGCATATTAGAAAGAGTTTTTAATGAGTCAGTATTTACAGGAAGTACCATATTTTTTACCTTTTTTGTTAAATTATAATATTAAATTATACCATACTATTTAGTATCGGGTGGAATAAATGCAATTGTTTCTTCTATCATTACATTACCAGCACTTAATGCAGCACTTTTTATATTATTATCCTCAATTTGTGCTTGTAATTGTATAATAGTCTGATTTAATTGAGATATGTTATTATTGAGTTGAACATTTGCTTGAGCTAAAGCATTAATTTGTGCAGTATTATTTGCTTCTAAACTAAGTTGATAATTAATTAAATCTTGATTAGACATTCTTATCCTTTGTTTTATCTGATTTCATTGTACCTCATTTTAAAAAAACGCAAGAAATTTTTTTATTGAGATATAGTTTGCTTTAGCTAAGTGAGGGCGTCATAAGTCATTGAGATCTACTTCTATTACTTCATGCTTATTATTTAAACGCTCTTCTACTATTTTTATCAGTTCAAGATCATCAATTATATCAAGCATAGATTCATAAATATCAGATGGAATACAATAACATATTGGTTTATTATGATTAAGAATAGCTAAAGCCTATCCATTAGCGCTTGTAATAATTCCCATTGAATTCTTTTTTAATTCAGAAATAGTGGCTACTATTTTCATTTGCTTTTTAAAAATATTAAAAGTAATATTTTTATTAATAATAAAAGTTTTAATTATGATAGATTTTATTGTGAATTTATTGTGTTCTTGTTGTTGTTCTGCTTCGGTAGCAACAGCAAGAGGAGCTAGTTGTTGTGAAACTGTTGGAGCTTGTTTTATTTATTATAAGCTTTATCAATGTTGTTCTTATATTTCTACTCAGATAAGTAAATGTTGTACGTGGAGCAGCAATAAAATAAATAGTTGCAATAATTTTGTTCACCAAAAATATGAAGAATGTATTGGAACAACCCATAATAATGCTTCTCAAAACTCCAACATTATTTATTCAGATGAGGGCTCTAATAATTCAGCACTGGCAAATAACAATATACCTGTAGCAATTATGGTTGATAATTTAACTACTAATCCATTTACTAATGCATCCAATATTAGCCTAGCTGGATCCCTCCCTACTAATAGTGAGCAACTGAATGCTGACAATTGGTGATTTCATGGATTAATAATTTGCCAAGTAAATCCAGAATTATCAGACGCATTAGAAGAATAAACTTTAAATGATGTGTTAGCTATAATAGATCCAACACTTAAATTTCCAGTATTAGCAGGTGCTCCACTAATTCCTACATTTCTAGTTATATTAACTATTGAGGTTGTTGAAATAGCCGTGGTGGTTATAGTTACTCCCGTTGTCCCATTTAAAGTGCCAATACCAGAAGTTAAAGTATTTTTAGCAGTTATTAAAGTTCCTTGGTAATTTGTTGTGCCACTAGTAAATGTTGGCTTGCCAGAACTAACCGAATAAATACCATCATTAGCAGTTGCAGGCGTACTTGGAACACTAGTAGATGTCATGTATAAGGAAGATATGACTATTCCACTACTATTAAAAGTCATTAAATTAGTGCCGGTAGAAGACGCATTAATAAAACTTTGCAAAGTCAAAGATCCATATGTATCTGTATTAGAAGTTAAATGAATAAACCTAAATCCAGATAATAGACTATTTCTAAATTCAAAATTAGTTTGTGCTGATACTAAACTTGTCGGCACAAAACTATTATTAATCTGTACTGTAGATAAACTTTGATTAAAATTTAATTGCTGCGTATCACCTAAAATATAAAGTGAGGGATTAATACCTGCTATTGTTATAGTGCTCTTTGACATAGTTTCCTAAATTCAATTTAATTGAATATATTTTTTAATTATATTGGGTATTTTTTGTTTCTATAGATAATTTTGATTCAAGTATATCCACTCTAGTTTGTAAAAATTCATTTTGTTCTATTAACTCTTGAACAGCTTTTATAGTAAAAATTATAACATTGTGCATATTAAAAGTTTTTAAATTTTCAACTAATCGAGGTGGCTCTGGTTTATGCTTTCCTTCTTTATCTACTCCATTGTATTTCATTCCATAGCAATGCAATTTAGAATCATTAACACAATTAGGAATAACATTTTCTATTTCATCTGCAATAAAACCATAATTAATAGTTTCTTCATCTGCTTCAATATCTTTGCAATATTCCTGGGTGTACTGAAAACTAACAGGTCTTATTTCTTTTAATAAAGGAATAGCTTTTTCAATTGATTTAATATTTTTCTTAATTCTTTTATCTGAAGTAGTACCCCATGAAGAAGTAGTAGTTTTATAAGCATCATCTGTCCCTAAATGAAGAGTGTAGGTAGGGTTTGTTTTTATACCTACCCTTCCCCCGAAATAAGCACAATATTTATTAGAGACAATTCCTACATCACTAACATAAAGACCATAACAAGTATCCGAATAACCAACAGAAGAAACAAATATTCCATAACCAACACCAACAGTAGGTCCAGAAACGCTTCCATCTCCTACATGAATTCCAAAAATATTATCAATTGTTCCATCGCCGGTAATACCAGTGGGGCCAATATAAAGACCATAAGCAGCATACATTCCAGCACTTGGAGTATTATAAGCACATTGAGAAGTAAGACCATAAACAGATGCTTTAACGGTAGGAGATAAGTAATTATTAGAGGTTATTCCCACCGCGTTGAAGGCTGGTGATAGTGTGCCATTTACTAACATACCATAAACATTATTTGCATTAGCAACATAAAATCTATACGCAGTACCATTATCAATTGCATTAAATCCAATTCCAGTTTGATAAAGAGCTAACCATGAACCTGCGCGCTTTGTATTATCTACATCCATCCCTAAAATAATTGATTCTGTTGTCCAATCACTACCTGTAGTATTACGATAAGCACTAATTCCTAATGCGGTTGAATTAGAAGTAGCAGCTTGGGTAATAAAACTAGCTATATTGACTTCATTCCCAGATGTTGAAGTTAAACGAGGGGCTTCTACTCTAAAAGTAGAGCTCATTGCCCCTCCCGCTGATTGGGAAGAGGCATTATAAACATTCAAAGTACAGGTAGGAGTTGAAATTCCTATCCCCATATTATTTGCAAAAGCTACTGATGAAGTACCAAAAACAACTTTTTGATACCAAGTTGTGCCAAAATTAGATACATTCCCAAAATTATAACCAGAACTATTATCTTGATAAAAAGAAAGATTATAACCCCCTAATGTACTATACCATCTAGCAGACGAAATATCTCCTAGCCACGCAAATCCTAATTGAATTTCTGAAGCAATTGTGCCATTAACATCTAATTTTGTATAACTGTTTGGAGAAGAGTTACCTATACTAACGTTCCCACTTACAATTAATCCATTAGTTGGAGGGTTAATCCCTGTATAACCAATAGAAGCATTATCAGCATAAAGAGCAACAGAACTCGTACTTCCAAAAGAGGGTTTAGAAATATATGCTCCATATGCATTTGTAACACTTCCCCCTCCTGTTAATGAACCAGCAGCACTGTAAATACCATAACTCTTAGCTAATGTATAATTGCTACCGCTTGTTGAAATCGTAGGAGAATAATAAAAACCATAATTTTCACCAGTAACATTTGTACCTAAAGAAATAGTTGGGGTAGACACAATACTGTAAAAATAGCTCAGGGCAACATTTCCTATTAAACTTGATGTTGCTGCAATATGGGTAGCGATAGTACTAGGAGCTAATGGTTTTAACAATGAAAGACTACCTCCTATTTGAAGAGCAGTATAATACGAACTTGAAGGGGTAAGGCTTACAAGCGCTCCAATAGTAGGACTAGAGGAACCAAATACACTTTGTCCATTGACAGCTAAACCATTAGTAGGTGCACTTGTACCGCTCGAAAAACCAATTTGTGCACTTCCATTTACCACTTCTAATATACTTGCAGATGCTATACCATTTAACCCTAAACTTCCAAATTGAACAGTTGATGTGGTGGCTATACTTTGCGGTAACGTTAAGGTTACTGCTCCTAGTTGAGAACTACCACTTGTATTATTAGCTAATACTTGATTTGCCGTACCAATAATTGAGGTAACGCCGAAACTAGATAGAGATGTCCAAGTAGGTAAAGCACCTGCACCCTGTGAAATTAATACTTGCCCTGAAGTACCAAGACTTCCTACTGATTGGAAAGCTCCAGTAGATGTCGTGCCGCCGCATAATAAAGCATAAGCTGTCGCACTTGAATTACCAGTTCCACCATATGGAACTGTTAATATAGAACCATTCCAAGTACCAGAAACTACGATCCCTGAACCATTAATTTGGAATTGGGCTGCACTCCCCACATTAAATAATGAAGTAGTAGTAGTAGAACCAATTGTAAACTTACCATCCTGACTTAATGCTGCTAATTCTGTTCCACTTGTAAGGCCTCCATATCCAAATACAATTGTAGACAAAAAGCCAGAATTACCACGAAATGAAATATAATGCTGATAAGTAGCATCTACTATTTTTTGCAATCTTATTTCAGAAGAAGTCCAATTAGAGCCAGGAGTATATCTAACATTAATTAATTTTAAAATATCTAAATTTCCAGAATTACTATTACCAAAAAAAATGGGTTGATTAGACCATTGTGCACTCCCAATTGGCCCGGCATTAACAAAAAAAATACCACTTCCATTAGGAGAAATATTAATATCTCCATTGGTATTGGCTGAGCTGATAGTATTCCCTGATAATGAAAAACTTCCCACACCAATTGATGTTAGTCCGGATAGTGTATTGCTTAAAGCAACTGTACCAGTTAATGTAATAGGATTAGGGGTACAAACAATATTAGCGCCCTGAGAAATGCTTGAAACTGTCCCTGGTAATGGTGTTTGCCAACTCGGTAATGCTCCAGTACCATTTGACATTAAAACTTGTCCAGTGGTTCCTAACCCAGAAACAGATTGGAAAGCACTTGTAGAAGTAGTCCCTCCACATAAAACGGCATAAGCTGTTGCACTTGTAATTCCAGTGCCCCCATTAGTTATTGATACTGGAGTCACTAAACTTATGGTGCCTGAGGTAGTAATAGGCCCACCAGTTAGGCCAGCCCCAGTTCCTACATTAGTTACACTACCAACACCTGTACTACTCCATGATAATACGCCGCTTCCATTGGTAATAAGTGCTTGACCACTACTTCCGTCAGTTGTTGGTAATGTCCATGTAGTATTACTTGTTAGAGTACCAGCTTGTAAAGCTACATAGTGAGTACCTAGTGAATTATAAAATTGTAGTGGAGCAAAGGTACCGATCCCTAAACTACTAAAATTTAATAAATTAGTACCAGTATTAGAAGCATTAACAAAACTTTGTAATGTCAATGATCCGTACGTATCGATGTTATTAGTATTATGAATCCATCTATAACCACTAAATAAATTATTTCTAAATTCAAATAATGTTTGATTAGAAATATAATTAGTAGGAGAAAAAGTATTATTTAATCTAAAAGTAGATAAATTTTGATTGAAGATAAATTGCTGAGTAGAACCTAATATATAGAGCTCGGGATGGATATTACCAACTACAAGGTGACTTAGTCCCATTGAATTAATAAGAACTTTATTATTTATTAGATCCCATACCCATTTAGCGCTAACTGCATCTGAATCAGCTAATATAGAAGAAGATAAATTTGTTATTCTATTTCCCTGCATATCCATATTTACATTTATGGCCATTTGATTCGTAGTTATGAAGCTTGAGGAAGTACTTCCATTAGAAAAAGCTTCTATAGCCGCTACTGTTGCCAGAGCTCTTAATAAATTAAGACCAGGAAATCCAAGAATATTATTTAAAAAAGCGCCTATACCACTACTTACTCCACTTGTAATAAGAGAATTAATTATACTTCTTATTAAAGAATTTAAACTATCCTCAACCGCAATATTTTCAGAATCTCCTATCCAAACTTTATTTTTTGTCAAATATGGTAAATTACTTCTATCAATTTTGCCTTTAGTAATTAAAATTCCTCCATTTTCTTTAAAAAGAATTCCATTTCCTAACGAATCTAAAGCTTGAGCATTGGGCAAAGCAGCATTCGGAGTTTGTAAAATATAAGTAGCATCACTGGGTGCTACATTGGGAGCAATAACTTTTCCAGTGACAGGTGAAATAAAATTATACAATACATCATATTTCATCTTCATTGAATTGGTAATGTATTGATCTTTTCCCATAGCGTCCAAAGTTATTTGTGATTATTATAGCATGTATCTAATTTAGGTAATAAAATTTAAATTATTTTAAAGGTACATATGAGTATTACAGCTAGCGAAATCGCAAAATAATAAAAAGGTTATTTATGTCTAAATCAATTTTCCCAATTCCAGTTAGTTGTTCTTAGTTTTGCTACTAATTGGTCATATGGAGCTACTTGTGGGTATTCTGGATCAGTATATGGTGTAGGCAATCTAGCATCTTTTACTGGTTTTGGATCAGCTTTTACAAGAGGAGGTCTATTTTGTTCTTGTGGTATATCTAAATAAGGTTTGCCCACCATTAAGCCTGTCCAAACCAGATTATTGCCTCGCCATTCCATCTGCTTTACTAAATCCTTATGATTAAAGTCAAAACCGCTATCATCACAAACACCTAAAGCCGAGGGTTTTTCGGGATTAATTATTACATGCTTTCCTTTCCATTTATTAACCCAACTCATAAAAAGTAACCTCCCGCAGTATAATCACCATAAATATTAATTGGTGTATCTTCTGAATCTTCTATTGTTGCAATTTGGAATGCTTTTTCATATTCACCTTTTAACATTTCAGCTACTTGAGGGTTATACTTTAAAGCAAGTCTCCAACTAAGACCCCATATTAAACACGGATAAAAACGAGATGGTATTTCAATAGAATTAGTAAGAGATCCTATGTCTTGCATCATCTTTTTATAAGTATATTGAATACAATTGTACAAATTAGTTGGGACTGGCCAAATACTTAGAACTGGAGAAAGGTGTCTATTATAATAAAATGTATTAGGACGCCCAGCTAGTAATTTGTTAGGCAATGAGTAATAATCATCACGGCTTATATTCGACATTACTACATCAAATGTATTATTATTAAAATAAATTTCTTCGAGTTGTAAATTATTTCCTGGTGCATAAATTCTATAAGCTCTAGCATTTACAGGAGTAGGAAGATCAAACCATTCAGTGACAGTAGGAGTGAATGCAAAATTCCTATTATACAAAGTAATCCATGAATTAGGATCATTAGGAGTATTAGAATACTGTATTAATATAAGTACTGGATCATCTGTTGTATCATTATGAGGCTGTAAACCTACAAAAGTTATTTGTTGAGTTACGCCGGCCCCATAATCATAAGAAATCCAGGCATTATTTTGATTAGCATCACAATATGTATTAGGATTACCATCAAAAGCATTTGCTGCTGGATGTAGTACATCAGTTCCATTTGTAGTAGGAGTACCATTTAATTGCCTTGTAGAAGTCCTAACATTAGCTTGTATTATATCACTTACTATATTAGGTAATGTATATTCTGCTTGATTTGTTATTAAAGGCAAATAATCCCTTGAGAGCGTCCATAAATTAATACTTTTGCTCATCCAATCTAAAAGTAAAAGATTAAGACTTCGGGTCGCAGATTCTAATTTTTGATATTCTACAAATTCTCCTAAGATACCTATATTTTCAAAAGCTTCTCTAATAATTAATTCAACCTCAATTGATTGAAAATTATAGGTTCCTGAAGTAGTAGGCATCTTATTAATCCTTATTTATGCCTAAATTTTTTTAATGTTTCAGCAAAAATTGCTCTTTTCTTAGTCAAAGGATCTTTAGAATGGATAGCTTTTTCTAATTTTTTCTCAGGAATTTTCTTTCCTTCAGGAACTCCTAACGTTTTGTGTAAGGCACCTTTGGTTTCAGGGTTAACTGCTTTTTGAATCCATTTATCACCACCCTCTCTCATAGATTCTTTTGAAGCTCTACTACGTGCCATATTATTTACCTTTTAAGTTAAGTTTGAATAAAATTCAGTTTAATTGGGACATTTATAGCTGCCGCAGCGGCAGTTCCTAATTGTATTAATAAAGATGAATAAATAGGATTAGGTGCGGCTGCAGTCCCTGGGTAATTATAATAACTATATTGATTTAATGCAGTAAGCGCTTTAATAGTAAACAAGTTATAATCATTAGTTATACTATTTAAATAAGTAGAACCATTATTGATTATATTTTCTATTGTTCCAAATACTGCTATAGAATTATTAGTTCCATTAGTTGCCAACGTTAAAGTATAATTAATGACCTCTCTATCAAGATTAATTCCTATTAATGGGAAAAATCCTTGCCAACCCGTCCCAATACTAACTGCATTTACTGCTCCATTAACGCTAATTGAAGTAACTGTGTCATAAACTTGCACCGAATAAACTGTATTATTATTAGGTCCCCCTATAATTTCACTAAGTGGGACTCCATTTTGAGTACCATTAATAGTAAAATTTCGTGCTGATAAGTTATTTCCAGAAGTTAAAGAAAGCTGTCTACTATAACCATACTTAAGAAAATTTAAAATACCTGTAGTTGGATCAACTAAATTACCGTTTAAAGAAAGATTACCAGCACCTACTAAAGTTTGAAGAGCACATATATCCGTTGGATTACCAGCTGGAAAAGTATAAGTTAAAAATCTAGACATTATTAAGCCTGCATTAATATAAAGTTTAAAGTATTAGTAGTAGGAGTAGTAGAAGCGGTTATATTAAGTAATAAATAATTCACAACAGTAGTAGAGTTTCCTATTTGAGAAGTAGTTTCATTTGTTAAACCCATACTAGGAAAAAATACTGAACTTTGATTTTGTAAAGGAATCCAATTAGTATAAACATTTTCTAAAGTTTCTAATAATGAATAAGTAATACCAGTTTCGTTTAATATTACAGAACAAGAATAGTTAATATAACTATTAGTACTGGAATTATTTAATACAATTAATGGTAAATAGCCTGTTTTCCCAGTACCTACTGAAACAGCTGTTACTGCGCCATCTACGGTAATAGATGTAATAATATCATAATATTTTGTACCATAAACCGTTGTATTATTAGGTCCTGTAATATTTTCAGTAACAAAAGCGCCATTTTGAAAACCGCTAATTACAAAAGTTCTACCACTAAGATTATTTGCCGAAGTAATAGATACAGACCTTATAAATCCTGCATCAATAAAAGAAATTTGGTTAGGAACTTGAGCAGTATACAAGTTTCCTGTGGTTAAATCTAAAGAACCAGCACTTCCTATGGTTTGCAAACCACATACAGCAGTTGTATCAATAACTGGCCAATTTAATTCACTACGAACAGGCATTTGAATTCCATGATAATTTAGCTAACCCATAATATTTTTATTTATAGGTTAGCTAATAATTGATTAAACTCCAGGTGATCCAAAAATCGCTCTTGGGTTAGAACACCCAAACGAATAACGCTCCGTAGCTTTAGCCATCACGTTGTCCGTCGGATAGTCAACGTAGGTATCAGTTTCTACCGGCGTTCTTTGGAAATGTTTTAATCCATCTTCAGCATCTGTAATTATAAACCATGCTGTAGTTGAAGTTAAAAATTGATTAATTTTATAGCCATCAGGGATATAGTCATTGTGATATAAAGCATTTATATCGTTGTTTGCTACGTCTACCCTAAATGCACTATTAAGAAGACGTGAAGCTGCAAATTGTAGCTCACGTGGCAAAATCAATTTTTTAGCCATAGTTTGAGACAAAATTCCGCTTTGCATTGGAAATTTTTGGATCAAAATAATAGCTTGTTCTACACCAGCTTCACTAAAATCAACAGTAGCACCTCCCGTAGCAAAAGCATTTGAAAATACGCCACCATCAATAGGGTGATTTGCAGAACATAAAGATTGACCATCCCCTATTGGATAAGCTGCGTTAAAAGCATTATTCAATACATTTGCGCCCAGAATATTTTTAGTTATTCTTAAAGAATTTCTAAGTGATACCGCTTGTTGTGGGAACTGATTTTGGTATAAGTTATCTTCAATTGCTTCTTTAGTAATAGTAAAAGATAAACCAACCCTTTTGTGTATGTAATTGGTTACAATTCTTTGACCCATTGTGTCAGTAGCAATTGGTTGACCTTCTGGTTTAATATCAGCAGCGCCTAGATATTTCATCTCGACTTCTATTTCTTGATATTTATCAGATTGATAGGTTTTAAATATCTCTGTCCATTGTTCAGGATATGTTGGATATTGCCCAAAAACTGCCTTTAAGCCAGGACGAAGTAATTGTGCTATTTGACCGGTATTAATCATATATTATATTTCTCCTAAGCTAAAGTTGTGCCAGCAGTATTGTGGCCGTAGAAATGATTGTTAATTGTAACCATTACATTTAAAAAAGGCGTCGTTGCTATAGTTAAACCAGGAGCTGCAACATTGTTAGGATTTTTCGTATACCCTAAAACTTTTAATGGTAGTGTTGCAGTTGTCTTTAAATAGTCATTTGTCAAAGGGTTTGTAGCAGTACCTGAACTTGCAACAGCATAAAAAGCTGATTGACCAGTAATAATACTCCCCGATGCTGGATTAAATACATTAAGATGTGGATTCGGATCTATATCGTTCCCTATATCTAAGGCAAGATTGCGACCAAAATAAGCCGGATATCCTACACCGGTAGCATTAATAGTTGGGAAATTAGCATTAGTCAATACATCTCCAGGTGTAGATAATTGGATATCATAAACTACATCTGGATCATCAATTACAAAAGCTTTAATTATACTTCCGGGATATACTAATGTTCCTGCTGGCCAAAAAGGTGATTTATGCAAAATATTATTTGTATCAAAATATTCACATCCCATAAAAACACCAAGAATTGGTAATGTAGAATAAGTACCAGGGGTGGCAACTGTACGAGCTGGTAAATAAACACTAATAGTTCCAGCGTTTGCCAATGTTGGATTCCAAGTTACTGGATCTCCGGTAAAAATAGATGTTGCATAGGTAGTTGTACCAGCCGCATTTGTATAAATATAATATTCATTAGTTTTCTCAGTCCAAGCTCCACCTGAAATAGATGAAATAGGTCTTAGACCAAAAGGTGCGTTTACACCGTAAGCCATAAAATTTCCTCTTTAAGTTAAAATTAAAACTATTTTTGAGAATCTTTTGAGGCTAGATTAACGAACCAGTGTAACGCTTTATAGTTGCGCAGAAACTATAAAAAAATATGAAATCTTTAAGGATAGATTGAGAACCAGTAGACGTTTTAATGTCTCGCCTGACATTATTTTTTCCTTTTAAGGGTTAGGAAGAACCAAGTAATACGCTTTATAGTTGCGCAGAAACTCTCAAATTAATGGGTATTAATATTTGAGTGTAGCAAAATATATTATTATGTCAAGGTGTGCTCATTATAAGGACAGCAGTGCCATATTGATTAGTAGCAACGGGTGTACCGCTAGCATCTACTACTGAAATAGTTACATATGTTTCATTTCTGGTTAACCAAAAAGCTGTTGAAGGCGTTCCAGCTGCTCTTGGTATTGTGCCAGTATTTCCTAATGAAAAAAATACTGCATAATTTTCAATATTCATTGCAGTAGTAAAATTAATTTGATAGGTCCCGGCTGACGTTCTAGTTACTGAGGAGACATTTGAATTACTTTGAATATTTATTGTGTTAGATGGTCCGGTATCAGTAAATATACACCACGCTTTAGGAGTAAAAGGATTATTAAACCCTCCATTTACAATTAAATTGCCACTTGAATCAATTTTTACATACTTATTAAAGACTATATTTGCTGTTCCATCCGTAGTAATAGTAAGATCCTGGCCATCATTAGTATTTAAAATATTATCACCTGAAATAGTTACATTTCCTACTGTAATGGAATCTAGTCCAGTAATAGTTGTATCTAGATCAAATATAGGATTAGCTGCGCTTCCATTATTTACTCCTGTAGGATTTGTAATACTAATATTTGTTCCCCCTGTAAAAGTTACACTTCCCCATGTCTTAGGGCTTTTACCAGTCAGAACTGGAAAACCTATTGAACTGACACTATTATTAAGATTATATAATGAGGTAGGCAATTGAAAATTAATAGTGCCCCCTGGAGGCGTAAGATTTCCATTAGTTATGGTTATGCTGTTATCACTACTTTGAGCGGTTAAAGCGGTAATAGCACTTGTGCCGCTTCCAAATAAAGTAACTCTCCATTGACCTGCTGCTGTTGTAGTATCGTATAAATAAAAATAATATACTTTACCAGCAGCGATTAATTGTAAGACATTTCCAGCATTATCTAAAACTGAAAAAGAATAAGTAGAAATATTATTAAATAATACATCTTGTCCTAAAGGTACAGCGCCTGCATTAGCGGGAGGTAGTGTAATGGTATAACCATTTGCATTAGGATTAATATCATTAATTCGACTTATAACATCAGCAGACCCAAAAGTAAAAGTCCATTGTAAAGTTATATTTGCAGTTAAATTAATTTCTTGGTAATTATTTACAACATAACTCATACACTAAAAACTATTTATTGATGGTAGTGATCTACTAAAGCTTCCTATATCATTACTAACACCTCGGAGTGATTTTAACTTATCAGCATTTAGTTTGTTAAACCTAGCAGTTTCTTGTTTAGAATAAATTTCAGGGCGTTCCATAAGAATAACATCTTTATAGCAAATATATTTTTTAGATAATGGATTACGCTCTAGTGGATCAAATGTTATTCCTTTTGCTCTTTCGGCTGGTACTAATGTCCATCCTTTAGCCGCCATTTCTTCAACTCTAAAGTCATCTTGTCCTCTAATATCTTTACGAACAAAAGCATATGAATAGCCATCTTTTTTTACTCCATCTGGAATAGATAAAGGACTTATATAATCCATATTATAACTTTCTCTCTCTTCATGTATTCTAGTTTCCATTTCTCTGTTAGTACGTGTCATAATTATTTACCTTTTTTTAAGTCTTCTAATTTATATCTAAGCCAATCTTTCTCACTAATTCCAGCATTGGCGCACATTCTTTTTTCATCAGCAGTTAAAATCATTTGTTTGGGGACTGAACCACTTCCATTATTAGAATAAGAATTCCTAACTCCTCCTACATGACTTGCTGCTTCTATATTTTTAGCGCTTTTCTGAGTTTTATTTTGAACTTCACTAATATATTGATTTATTGTTTGAAAATATTGATCGGAAAAATAAGCATCCATTTGATTATTTTTAGCTAAGTTAGCATCTAAGTGATTAATAAATTCACCAACTTTATTAGCTAATTGAGGGTTGTAATCTTTACTATTAGGTTGTAAATAAGGATGATTTTCCAGCCAATCACTAGCTATTTCGTGCTCTATTTCATTATAATAAGATTGAAATTGTTGAGGTGAAAAATTAGAGGAATGCGCGCCTTGGTTTTTATTAGAATCATTATTATAAGCCCATTTCTCTAAATCATTTACAGTATTAATGGCTTTAGTTAAGGCAATATCCGCATCGACTAATGCCTCAACATTGCCTTCTTCAATAGCTTTTTTCTTGTTTTCTTTAGCTTTTTCTAAATCAGCAAAAGCACTCTTACCATAATGATAAGTCCCAGAATTTAAAGATTCATTTAGCATTTGTTTTAGCTTTTCATTTTCTTCTCTAAAAGCTTCTTTTTCTGCAATTGCTTGATATTTACGTTTTTGTTCTTTCCAAAGTTTTTTTTGAACTTTTTCTATTTGCTCCTGTTCTTTAGAAGTAACTTGTTGTTGTTCTTCTTCCTCTTTATCTTGTTCAATTTCAGCATTTTCTTCTTGAGTTTCTGAATCATCTTTTAACTTTTCTATCTCAGCTAAAGCATGTTGTATTTCAGCAAGTCCTGATTGATCTTCAGCTAAAGTAGCTTCCGAATTATCTATATTTTCATTTAGATTCATCATGATTCCTTTTAAAATTTTAAGTTATTCGAGCGATAGTACGAGGGTCCTTTACGGCTCCTAAAATTCTGTCTTCAGTGATATAAATTGAAGTAAGACCATTATGAACAAAACTATGTCCATCAGCCCTTGGGAATTGAACCCAATCACCTACTTGACAATAAGGGCCGCTCAATGCATATCTTTCCATATCTCTATAAACTCCAGAGGCTAATTTAATAACTAAACCAGTTAAATTAGTAAATTTTGCATCTTGGCTTATTTTATTAACGGACTCATCCGCTAATAAAATATTACCTATTTGAGTAATTTTCTTAGGAACATAAACTCTTACTAAGATTTGCCATCCTCGTGGTTCGACCCCATCATATTTACTAATTTCTTCATCTAACGAATAATTTAAAAAATCGATTCCAGGATCGTCTTTTAAAATTTCTTCTATATTTTTACTCATATTCAGTTCTCTTTAATGTATCTTTACATATATCTAGAGCATCTTTTAAACCTTGGATACGTCCTATAAAAAATCTATAGGACTCGTAATCATGAGCCCCTCCTTGTGCTACTGTTTGCTCAAGTTCCTTTCTAGCATTATTCAATTCATCGATTATTCTGGTATAAAGCATCTTACATAAGATCCCTTATAGACTTTCCTTTATCTTTTTTTGGCATACCATCTTTGGTAGCTTCATCATGGCGGATTTTTGCTACCCCTCCCATGGCAAATTTTTTAACTCCACATTCTTTTTTCTTTATTCTTCCGCCATCTTTCATTTTATCTTTTTTCATTTTTTCCTCTTTTGCTTTTTCTAATTTAGATACATATTCATGGTGCATTTGCTGTCTATGCTTTTCCATATCACCTTTAAAGTTTTCAATATTCTTCATTACATCCTTACGTTGTTTTACATGGCCTCCATCTTTATAAGGTCTCATCCTTTCACGATCAGCTGCTGATTTTGAAAAATACACAGCTTCTGCATGTCCTGGATGGTCCATAAGACTTTCAGCCATATTTCGCATTGAATCTTTTCTACCTTGATAGCCGGCTTTCATATTTTTATTAAAGTACATTTTGAGTCTCCTGTTGTTTAGTTAATTCGGTTTCTGATTTTAATTTGGCAATATCTTCATCAGATTCAATTTTGGCCTTTTCTTTTTCAAAATCTAATTGAGCTTTGAAGATATCAGTTTCAGCTTTTAAATTTGCTATTCGCTCTTTAGAAGCTATTTCAGCTTGTTTTTGTTCAATATCTGCCATTAATAAAGCATTTGGATCAATTGGGGGCGCTGACTGTTCTTGTTCGTTATTACTTTTGGTAATTTGAGCAACTTTTAAGGCAATAAGGTTTTGTAATTCCGGATTTTTTAGCTCTTCAAGCGGTGGCAATTCAAATCCTAATTGCATTTGCATATCTACTAAATATTTAAAAGCTCTATGTTCTTGAATATGAGCTTTAATATCGGGAACTTCGTCAACAAAAGGAGCATGAGTCACTATATGAGCATCGTGATCTTGCCAAATTGCAGCTTTAAGAGGCAATCCTTGCATAGCATTCATGTTTTCAGTAATGGGATCTAAAGGTAATACTTCTTGTTGTTGCTGCTGTGGATCTGGTTTTAAAATGTGCTCTATTTCTTCCTCAGGAAGTCCTTGAGCCTTATAGACCATCTTAAATATCTCCCGCATATTATGTAATTGCGGATCTTGTTGAGATACTCTTAAAACTGATTCTGCTCTCATAATTCTTTGTGGAGTAGAATTCATTACTGGATCAGAAATAGGTATAATCACTACTTCATCTACAAAATCATCATTAGAAATTTCTTGCTTTTGATTATTATTAGTAAATGTTTCATTATTTAAAGTTTTTCTAAAAGTTTTATCTATCAACTGTAATTCTTGAGTTAATGAATAATGTATTGAACGCAATACTGCAGATTGAATACGATTATTAGTTTCAAGAAGAGCAAGAGTAGTGCCAGTAGGTATATCTTCTTTAGAGTCTAGCATCCCCATTTCACTAGTAGAACCAAGTTCCTTAGTTTGATTCATAATTTCAATACGTAATTCTCTTAGTGAATTAGAAGGCTCCGAATATGGCAACGGCATAAAAGCCTCTTGCAAAGGAATGCCACCAGTATCAACTTCTATAAATTGACCAGGCCCTACAATTAAATCATTTTGTTGTTGTTTAAATCCTTTTGCTCTAAGACCTCCTGGTAAATTCTTAAAGGAGCCAGCATCTACTAACTGCCTTAATAATTTAGTTAAAGTAATGGCATTAGATCCAAGTAAATGAGCAAGCCCAATTCCATAAATGCCAAATCCAGGTAAATAATTATATTGCACAAAATAATTATCTCTCTTTTTCTCTGGATCATCCTCCTGCCAGTTTTTCCTTATTGATAATACTTCTTTAGAAATTTTATCAATAATTATAATATAAGGTAAAGGAACCTCTTCAGCCGTTTTATCATTAAAATCACTGAAATCATTTAAATTTAAATAAGTATGGATCTCATAAATAGGGAATAGAGAGCGTTTGGTATAAACATCCAAATCAATTTCTGACTTGTAATTTTCTTCGTCATCATCATCTTCATTGTTTTCTGATGATTTAAGATATGAGAGTTCTACCTCTCTATAAATCTTGTTTTGTTGATTGAGAATAATTTCACGTTTAGAAAGATGCAATACATGGGTAAGACGATTAGATTCAAGTATTGAAGTACAATCACTATCGATAATAAAATCTTGGGGCATAATAAAACGGCTTGAAGGTCTTTTTAATAACTTGTCGTAATAAACCTTTTTAAAGCCACTTCCGTAGAGTCCTAAGTATAATAAAAATCTTTCAAAATCTGAATAGTAAGCCGCATCTACTACAGTTAGGTAATAATTTAGCCAATCTCTTATTTTTTCTCCTTTGGCTTCTAACTCATCAGTTTTAAAACCATTAATTTTAAAACCAGCTGGTCCTGTTTGAGGTAATAATTCAGCTCTAGTAGTTGAATAAAATCTAATTAATGCATTAGCAAGAGTAGTATCAAAAGTACGAGTAGATTCTTTAAAAGGTATTTCTTTTAAATCTTCAAGGTTAAACCCTAAATATTGTTTTACTTTTTCTACTGAATCTATCCATTCTTTACGCGATAAAATATCTTCTTCAATACTATCTAATAAAAAAGTAGATAATTTTTTACGCGCATTATCAGGAAAATCTATTGCTAAGTTATCATAAAATGACGATTTGGTTTCAGACTCACGCGGCGATTTACCAATTTCATAAACTGTTGAGCCATCGTCTAACTCTTCTATTTTTCTGATGTCATTATCAGTAATTTTCATTATATTAATGATACTAAAATTTAAACTTTTAAAAATTGTATCACATGTTTAAAAATTTCGAGAAATTTCTTAAAAATCTACAAAAGCTTGATAACTACTATATTTTAAGACAAGAAGAAGATCTGTTAATTATAGGAACTACAATAATTATTAAAGAACATCAAGAGATGTTAGGGAATATTTTTCAACCTCGTAGTCAAAACGTGGATAAAAAAATACCAACTTTTTTTTTCATTTCTATTTCTGAGATTCCATTTGATAATGCTAAGCAATTTAAAAACAAGAAAATTCCTATTTTGTATTTGGACAAATATCAATTAGTTAAAAATGCTGACACAATTAAAGAGATATTAGATAGTTTTGTATCTACAAATGTAAAATCTTAATTAAAAAAAGTATATTGTCTTATTACACATAGTTTTGTTATACTTAAATTATAACAAACAAAAAGGTAGTAAAATGAAAGGTGCTATCTCGCAATATAAGAATAAAATTAATCAACACATAAATCAGAACCAAAAGTCTAATACTGCTCCTATAACTACACCAATGGTAATACATACACCTACTAAAACAACAGTAATACAGCCTCATCCTAAAGTTCAAAGTTCTCTACCTTCATCAGTAATTCAAGAACCACCAAAAGTATTATTACTCACTCCCATAGCAACAATTATACAAGAAAAAGTGAGTAATATATCGTCATATCCTACTGAAATATCTGTAACACCCTCTATTTCGCCACCGAAAACTATAACAACATCCGAGACAAGTTATAAAAGTATCTCTAGTGAAGTAACGGTAATCACCCCCAAAATAAATAAGGAGCAAGTCTTACAGGAACAGTTATCGAAAATGCAAAGTCAATTATTTTCTGAACAACAAAATTTAATGAAACAACAAGAAGTATATCAACAAGAAGTTAAAATATTGAAAGAAACTTTGGAAAAACAAGAAAAAGAATATAAAATGCAATTACAGAGATTAGAACAAAATTTAAAAGAACAAACTGAAGCTCATACTAATGAAATAAACCGTTATGCAGCAAGGTTAGCGGTAGCTATACCATTACCCAATGAAGAATCAGAAGTAGAAGAAGAAATCAATGATGAATCTCCCAGACTTTCAGATGCCGAAATTCAAGCTCAAAATCTATTACCAGTAGATATCTCGCCACCTCCCTCTCCTCTTAATATAAATTTTAGTGAACATTTTTCAGAAAGTGATGAATATGTGAATGTTGATCTAGATCTTTTAGGTGATAACGGTATTTTCTAAAAAACTATACTTTTTATTTTTTATGATATGCTAAAAATAAAAGGTCAATTATGAGACATCTATTTTTTAAAAGTATTATTAGTTTACTTTTTTCTTCTTCAATTGCGATAGCTCAAACTAATAATTTTTATTTAAAAGCTACGATTGGAGCTAATAAAATAAAAGAATCTATAGAAAAAAAACCTAAAATGGAATTCATAGTCCATCAGGAGTCAGAAATTTCTCCTGCATTAGATATTGGATTAGGATATTATTTTAATAAAATTTTTAGATCAGATATTGAATTAGGATGGGATAGTGTTTCTTTTCAAAAAGCTATTAATAATTTTAGTTATTTTGATGAAATTGATGAAAGTTTTATTACAGGCGCATTAGGAATTAAACGAAAAGCTTTCATTAATTCTATAATGTTAAATAATTATGCCAATATTTACACTAGAGAGACTTTTAAAATTTTTGTTGGGATAGGAGCAGGAGCGGCAAGAATTAAGGAACAAACAACTAATCTTTCTAAAGGTAATATAATTAAAGATGATCAAACATTAACTTTTCCTTTAGTAGTTGATGGCTCCAGAACAAAATCAGTTTATAATTTTGCATACTCATTTATTATAGGAAGTGAAATAGAAGCTACTTCAAATATTAAATGTGATTTAACTTATAGCTGGAAAGATTTTGGTAAAACAAAGCCTATAGCAAATGAGATTGGTGATATTCCTACTAAAAACCATTATAGAGGGCACAATATAGCCTTAGGTATTAGATTTGATTTGTAAAGATTGCATTAATTCTAGAATTACGAGTTCTAGGACTTAAATCATTAGGAATATTATTATAAGCCGCTACTAGGCGTCTAGCATATGCGGTAGCAGCGTCTTCAGGATTTCTAGCATAATTAAAATCTTCTGCTGTCAATTCCGCAAGTACTGGATGATTACGAATACTGGCACTTAAAGATTGAGAATTTAATGATGATAAACTAGTATTAGATCTGGGATTAACAGTAAAAGGATGATTAGGATTTTGTTGAGCAGCGTAAGTTGAAGTAGGATAACTTGTAGAGATTGCTGAAACAACAGGATTACTTGACGAAGATGAGCTAGATAATAAACTAGAACTTTGAGGTTGTTGCTGGCGCATATATGCTAGATATGCATCCCTTAAAGCTTCAGATGAGACCTTTATATTTGTATTAGGTGAAATATACCCATATTGGCTTCCTTGAGGGAATATATCATTTATAAACTTAGAACACCCACTATTTCGATCACCACAAGGTGGACGTTCTGACCACATCTTTACAACTGCATTTTGGTTTTGTAAATAATCTTTATAGGATGAAGCTCTATTAACTAAATCTTGGAGTATTTCTCTTTGTTGATCTATAGGTTGGCTATTTGGAGATTTAACATTCCCAGAGGGGGGTAAAAGAAAACTGCTATGATTGTTACTATTTATAAAACTATCTAGCACATCACGCATTCCAATTTTTTCTGAATGTCCATAATTAGTAAGTTGTCTTCGCTGTCTTTTTTCTGGTAATGAAAATATTTGAGTCGATGTACTACTAAATGGTCTAGTAAGATGTCTATTATCAATATTAAATAATTGTACTGCGCCGGTATTTCCTAAATAATCTGGATTTTGATTACCAGTTTGTACTGAAGTAACTGTAGGACCTACATAGCGTATTAGTGAATTTTGATTAGGATCATATCTGTATCTTGCTTCTGCAAAAGCTTGTGCTAAATCTCTATAATTTGGGCCAACCATCCTACCATCATCATCTGCTGTAAAAATTGTTGATAGATTTCTTTGATGCTCCATACTAGGATTTTGAGTATAATGTGTTCTAGGAACAAAATTATTTTGATTATTATTTGCTTGAGGCGCTTCTTTATATTCTCCCATTTCTTTTTTGGACATACAATATTTATATATTAATTTACAACTTAGTTATTATATCATAGAATTTTAAATGGGATAAAATTAAAGTGTGTATAATATTTCTATGAAAGAACAAGAGTTTAATGATCTTATTCAAGCAATTGAAAATGGGACCTTTGTAGGTGATAGTATAACTATATCTATTGATCCTTTTGATGAAGACCGGAATGAAGAAAGACTCGATGATGCTAAAACTATTAGATTAGCTAATGCACTAAAAAAGAATCCATCTATTACAAAATTAGATTTATCTTGTAATAATATTGAAGATGATGGAGCAATAGCATTATCTTCAATACCAACTTTAGAAGCACTTACACTTTATGGCAATTTAATAGGACCAATTGGAGCTACAGCATTAGCTAATAGCAAATGTAAAATTTTATCTTTGCAAGGTAATCCTATAAATTTTCGAGAAACCGAATCTCAGCAATTTAGAGAAATGATTCAGGCCTTTGTCCGCAATACTACTATTACAAATCTTAATTTAAATAATTGTTATATTAATGATGAGTTAATCAATATATTGATTAAGCAAAATTCAACAATTAAAACTTTAATATTATCGGATTTTTTAACTGATAATGCTTTAATAAATATTCAAAATAATAAAAAATTAGAGTATTTATATTTGCCTAATAGCCAAATAACAGATAAAGGGGCTCAATATCTTTCTCAAAATACTAGTTTAAAAGACCTTGGTATTAGCGATTCTCATATTACTGATGTAGGAGCTCAAATTTTAAGTACTCACTCTACTTTAAAAAAATTATTTTTAAATGATAGCGATATTACGATTAGAGGAGCACAATCTTTTATTGGTTGTAATATAGATAAAGTAAGTTTTAGATCTAATCTAAAACAACATATTATGTCAAAAGAAGAAATTTGTACTTTTGATTTAACCTTTGAAAAAGGCAAGTTTTTGCGGGACCATCCTGAAATGACTTTTATATTAGATAATGAAAATCATCAAGAAGCTTTTGGCTTAGATAATATTGGACAAAACCATGTTGATTTAAGCGGTGATTTAAATAATTCTAATGATGCCGCTTCTTAATTTAATTATTAATATTAAAGAAATTATTTATGTCAAAAAAATCCACGCTTAATAAGAAACAAAACTTATCGCAACAATTAAAAACAAATATTGAAAGCCAAACTATTGGAATAGAAAAAATAGCGCTCGATTTAAATTCTATATTTCCTTTATTAATCACTTCTAATAAAAATGAATTAGAACAATATGTATCTTATCATCTTTTTTCTAGGAAGTTTTATAAAATTATAAATGATTTAGAAAATCTAAAAAATAAAAATAAAAGTATAGAAAATCAATTTAGTGCAATATTAGAAGATCGGGAAATTAATGATCATATTAGTAGTATATTAGAACCTAGTGCATCTCTTTATCATCAATTAGATGACCAAAAGAATGAAGATCATAATAATATATCAGAACCTGGCGCACCTCTTTATCATCAAGATGAAACCTCTTTAATAGGTAATAATCATGGGGAGGGGGAAGAAATAACATAAAAAGTCAATAAACTTTCACTTCTTTGTAAAAGGAAGTATTTGATCTTTCATCTTTAGGATTAAGCAAGAATTTACCCTCTTTTAATTTAAGAAGAGCCTGTGTCATAGTATCAACTAAGTCCCGCGACTCTGAATTTGGAAAAGTCGCAACAGATTCTATAAAATCATCAGCAAAAGGTAATAACTTATCATAATGAGGAGGTTTAGCTGGTAACCATACTATCCCTCCCTCAATTAAAGGAGTAACTAATCTAACTCTTTGAATCTTATCACCATACTTGTTAGGAAGAAACGGAGTAGCTCTAATGCGAGCAGCGGCTAAATCTTGAATTAAAGGATCACCTGAAGCTTTTGCCTCAATAAGGCACATATTCACTTCTCTTCCTTTAAATAAGGGATTTCTTTGCTTACCAGTATCACGATAATCAAAATATAAACGCTTAGTCATTTCTCTAAGTTCTGGGTATTCTACCCTATCACGCCACATAGAAAGTAAAACAACATTTTCTATATAATTATGATCATAAAATACTCCCCACGTAGTACAAGCGGAATATGCTGACATATCTTTAGCTGTTAAAGCAGTGTCCCAAGACTGAATAACAAACTCAATTAGCGGAGGGGTATTATCTTTCCACCACTTAAACCACGGTTTTTTAATTATACCGCCTTCTTCTGGAGCTGGTCTTTGTTGATATTGTCCAGCATATCCATAACTACCAAGGTCATGTTTATATTTATTAATTTCTTTTAATGAAAATCTTTCCTCTGAAAGTAACTGACCATCTTTTACTCGAGGATCTTCCCATATTTGGCCTTCTGTAGTAGGAAGCACTATTGTCCTAGATTTTCTTTTTTCTTCAAACTCCATAGGAAGAATAAGTTTGACCCATTCATTATCTGTATCGTTTGCCATAATATGACCTGAGATATCTTGCTCATGGATCCTTTGTTGGACCACTATTTTAACATCTTTTTTAGGATCATTAAGACGAGTCGACCAAACTTGATCCCACCAACTATTAGTACTCTCTCTTATTAATTGACTTTCTCCGTCGCGTGCTGAATTTGGATCATCGGTAATTAAAAGTGACGCTCCGCGCCCCGTAGTAGCAGCCCCAACACTAGTAGCTATATAATATCCGCGTTTGTTATTTTCAAAAAAACTTTTAGCATTTTGATCTTTAGCGAATTGATAGAGATGTCCCCACCTCTCTTGATACCAATTAGAAGTTATTAAATCTTTGCATTTTCTTGAGTGATCAGTTGCTAATGAGCTAGCATAAGAAGCATACATGAATTTTTCTTCAGGATTATGAAGCCAAGCCCACGCTGGAAATACTACCGATATCAAACTACTTTTGCTACTGCGAGGAGGTACGTTTATTAAAAGATTTTTGATTTCGCGTCTAAAACAGGCTTCTAAGTGTTCAGCAATTGCCTGTATGTGCCAACTATCGATGAAAGGAGTTTTTCCCTCAATAGTGGCCCATGCTTGTTTTAAGAATTGATACAACGATAATTCAGCTTTGTATAAATCTAATAGACGTCGAGCTTCATTATATTCAGCTTCATTGATGTCTATCTCTGGAGATAAAGTTTTAGGCATTTAGAAATCATTTAATTTATCAGTTAAATTACCACTTAAATCAATAGTATGATAAGTAGTATCATTAATATTATATTTTTGATTATGTAAATTATCACAAGCTAATTCGTCTTCTTCCTCTACACAACAAAAGCAATTAAAAATACATTTAAAAAATGCATTTAACATATATTATTGTTCAAATTATTAATTAATAATATAATATACTATTATCCCCAATCATTATATTTTCATTTCATGCTCAGAATACGTTTAACCATTCAAGATACATTTAAAATTGACAAAATTAGAAGAGACAAAAAGATTAAACTTTACGAGCTTTGTAAGCAATTAAATATAACTGTAGCTAGGTGGAGTGTTTGGAGGAGGGGAGAAAGTTCTATGCCGTTTGAGATTTTTCAAAAGATAGAACAAATTTTAGGTGTTACTTTAGATAATATTGGTCAAAGGTTCGAATCGAATTATAATGGGAGCAACATAGCCAAAAAGAATGATTTGACTATTTGATCAAAAAATATTATAAAGAAAAGACTCCTTATGTTACATTTTTTTCATATACAAAATTAATTTAAGTTTTTTTAAAAATTTTCCTCATTATTTGTTTTTTGAGAAAACTTAAATTAAGAACCTAAAAAAACTCCAAAAAATTTTCAATTCTTAAAATCCTCTCTAAAAAACCCCGCTCTCAATTTGTACTATAACCAGGATTATGGAAAATGTAGCAAGAATGTCACGAGATTCTAGCTAAATATATTAAAAAATTAACCTCTGAAATCTAGCGTTTTTGGTTCATAAATCTCATCATCAGGATCAATCTTGTCTAAAAAATCAATTGCTTGTTGAACCAAATCACTTAAATTCTTTTTAGCTTCTTTAAATAAAATCTTATCGCTCTTAATTTCCTTAATTAAATGATACTCTTCTATTCTTATTAATTCACTTAATTCTTCTATTTTATCTAGTAAATCCATATTCTTATTCTATTTCTATTAATTTATTAGATACTTTTTCCATTATATCTTTAGCTATCATTTTTATCTCATCTGTTCTAAGTGAAAGATGCTTGTAATCCATAGGATTAACTAATATATTTTGCAGTGCATCTTCCCTATCCATCATTGCTTCTTCTAAGTATAATTGATCTTTCTCTAAACAACATTCTGGATGAGAAACTACTAATTTATTTAAAGTAACTATATTATGCCATATCATCGTATCTAAATGTTTAATAAATGGATCAACAGCACTCATAATACCACTGTTGCTTTCAAATGTATTCTTAATAGCATTTCTATCGTTTAGGTCTATTCTAATTCTTAATCTTAACTTATTATAATATTCTTCATGATTCATATATTTATTCTTTATATATTTATTTCTTCATATATTGTTTTAAAGATAAATGTACGATTTCAGTAATTGTCGTATCATTCTCTAAAGCATAGCGTTTTACCTCTTTATGTAAATCTTTCGCTATGTTTATATTTAGCTTAGATATATCCTTTCCATCCTCTAATTTTTTTAAAGCTTTTTCTTTGCTTATTGATGGTCTCCCTGTTTTTAATAAACTCATACTATTTCCTTAATCTCATTAACTATATTTGTAATCTCTTGAATAGCATCATTATTAGTAGTATCAAAAACTGTTTGACCATCAGCTGCTGATTTAGCATATATTATTCTTTGAGAGGTATAACTTTTCATTATTGGTAATGAATATCCGTGTAAAGCTTCGATTATTTCATTACTTAAAGAAGTAGAAACTATTCGTCTACTAATACAAAAATATGATTTCGGATTGCCGTCAGTAAGTTGTTGTCTATGTTTTATTAAATCTACTAATGCTTCGGATGCCCATATATCATATGGAGATGGTTGAACCGGTATAATTATAAGGTCAGCACATTTTATAGCAGAGATTGCCATGTCAGTTAGTTGAGGCGCTCCGTCTATAATAACCCAATCAAAATCATTGGCTATTTTCTTAATATCTTTATCAAGAGTCGGCCTATCCATTCCTACTACAGCTAATTCACTATTGCCCGCAGCATGCCAATCTCTAGCTGACCCTTGTGGATCGGAATCTATAAGTAATACTTTGGATTTATTAAGGTGTAACTTGGTAGCTATATTTGTAGCTAATGTAGTCTTACCCACTCCGCCTTTTTGATTTAATATCGCTATAATCTTCATATGCGTATACTTTTATATAAGGATAACTATATACGAGCATACAAAGATGTCAATATATATTTATATGTAGATGTATTTATTATTCATCTGTAAAAAGTAATTCTTCTATTGCGAGTAAGCGCGACTCAAGATCATCAGTTGGCATAGTAGTAGAACGCACAAAGAATGTTATGCCCAGTGAAATATCAATTATTAGCAATGTTAGCAAAGTTACTTGCATTACATTATTACTTCTCATTCTCTTCCTTATATTTAATTACTTCATGGATAGCCTTGATTTTTTCCATTAAGGATTCTCTACTTTCTATTACGTTTGTTTGCGCAGTAGCTATTTCATTAGTTTTAATTCCAGACAAAGCTTTTAGTGCACCTATTAAACTTTCTTCTGTATGCTCTGTGAATTCAGTTAATCCTTTTCTTAGAGAATCTATTTGTGATTCAATACTATCATCTTTAGCCTCAACAAATACTGTATGCTGATGTATTTTTCGGGGCACTAATTCTTTAAAATACAATTGATGAGCCCATCCCTCCTTGGCTTCCATAGCTTCCCATAATAATTTAAAAGCATCTTCATATTTCTCAGATGCTAAAGCTTTTACTTTCATATAATTTTTAGTATGTTCACCTAATGCACCTTTAGGACGCCCATTAGGATTAGGGCAAATTCCTTTTTGAAATAGATGATTTCCTTTTCGTGCTCCCATTGATTCTTTATTTTTCTGTTTTTTAACAGCTATTTTAACATAATTTTTTAATTTTTCTCTATTCAATATAAGCAAACTCTCCATGTAACTTTAAAGCAGCTTCTTTATAAGCTTTCGCGGCTTCTTCTTTATTCTTAAAAAGCCCTAAATATTTTCTCTTCTTGTTTTTATCTATATAAACTACCCATCCTTTTTTTGCAGCACAATAACTTACGCCTTTATATCCTGAGGTATTATTACTTCTTTTCCTTGAATAACATAATACATCTGAAGTGGTCGCAGCTGCTAAGTTATCAATCGAATAATTATGTGGATTTTTATCAAGAAATACGATTCTTTTAGGAATATACCCATGGTGCATAAGGAATATTATTTTGCTTTTAGGGTATTTTTTATTTTTTAATCCAATCATTGAATAACCTCGAGTTATAAGACCCGCACTTCGATCATTTTTTATTTTATTATTACGAGCGCTACGCCAATATAAATCGTTATCTTTGTATTCGAATATATCCTTTACTTCTTGCTGTGTTATCATATTCCTGTCCTTTTTTGTCGATTTAAAGAAAGTTAATATAATTTATTAATAACTAAATTAAAATGGTATTTCATCATCATATATTGGTGCTTCTACCATCGGCGCTTTAGCATTTAGCTTGAATTTGCCGCTCGGAGTTTGTTCATCATAATATTGTTCTATATGTGATGAGGTTATTCCAGAAGGCGAAGCATTAACACTAGCATTTTCTCGTTGATCACCCTCTTTTTTCATTAAAGCTATTTTAGTCAAGTTAATTGTAATAGCAGCTTTAAATGTTCCATCTTTGCCAGTATAGCTTTTAATAGCAGGTTTTCCTTTAACGATAACCTTATCGCCTTTAAAGACTTTCTGAAAAAGATAAGCCGACTTTTCTTTATCCCATGAAACTACTTCATACCAAGTGGTTTTAGATTCCCATTCGCCTGTTTGTTTATTTTTAACCCCTTGGCTAACTCCAACTGAAAAGCTAAGCATGTCAGGATATTTATCAAAACCATATTTAGGGTTTTGGCCTACAAAGCCTTCTATTTCTATTTCTTCAATTGACATATTCTTTTTTCTCCTTTAATTCATTTAATGCTATCCGTTTACCAAGTTTAAAGGATAATTTAGATATTATTTTTATATCTTCAATACTTTTATCATTCATATCTATGGTAGACATTAAGAACTTTTGAAATATCTGAAATTCCTGTTCCGACATTTCTTGTATTATATCCTGTATAATTTCTCTTTCTTCATCTATGAATGGTTCAGAACTTAAATCAATCACTATTATTACCTTCTATATTGTTTAAAAAACCTTGTCCTATCATTTCATTTAAACGTTCTACCATTTCCTGATTACGCGGATCTTTCAATGCGCTATATTTATTCTCCTCAAAAGACTGCTTCATATCTTCATTCGTAGGAATGTATTTTTGTTCATCAGGATTATACTTACAAACTTCGTCTCCGTATTTATTCTTAAGGACAATCAAAATATTAAATTCTTTAGCAATTTTACTCAAGTCTACCCCAAGTTCATCTTGAATTTGGACAAGACGAGAGCCGTAATCATGGGAAATGGTTATCTTCCTTAAGGTTTCTGCTACAAAGACATTGTCTAAACGATAAAATTTTTGATGGGTAGACAGGATTTCTTTAACTCTATGCCATGAAATTTGTGGAGAATTTTCAACCTTGAGTTGAACATCTTCCGCCTTTTGCATGTTTTCCTCTAACTCTGTATTTAAAGTTTGAATAGGTATTATGGTAGCAGGCTGATCCATACGTTCGGCTTTAGACTCTTCTCCTATGGCTTTAATCTTTTGTGCTATAGGAACATAACAAGCATCGTAGGCGATGTTATTGTCAAAGGTCTCGGTAACCGAAGCGGCAGAAACTTTAAGGTTAGAAACGATGTTAATATCTCTGCCGCAAACATTCATGATGATGCTTCGAAGTTTATACCTTTCATCGAGTTTTAAGGTGATATCACGAGGAAATGTCAGTTTAATCCTACCTGGTATTGGTTGCTCGATTTTTAGCTTTAGCACTAGCTCTTCAGCTTGGCTTTTATCCTCAAACAGATCTCGTATTTTGACTTTAATCTTCCTAACGTTGAGATCATGGGTAAAACGTTCTTTTTGGGATGAAAAGCTAGTAGGCTCTGTATTGCTTGTGGTAATAGCTTCGTATGAATGTTTGTGAAAAGCGGGCTCTGTGTAGGTTTGATCGTTAGCGGCAACAAAACTTCCCTCTGCTACAATTGATGTTTTTGCAATAATTTCCATAAGCGAAGTAAATCCTGTGTCGGTTTCAAATGGGTTTATGTCTTGATTTGTAGGTATGTCGGTAAGGCAAATTGTGTCCTCCTCCTTTTTTGCAGAGCTAATCTGGCTTGCTGCTCCGCAAGGAGAGCAAAGCAAGTTAGATTGCTCAAGTGATGTTGTATAGATTCTTTCGGATATAGCAGCAACACGAATTCTTGGTTTTGAGGTGATTGTTTCCAAATTTTCAGTAAAGGCAATTTTATCTTTTTCTTTTTTATTTATTTTTTCTTTTTCGGAAATAGATAATATATCTTTGGTAGATATATTATCTATTTCCTCTTTACTTAGTTCTGTACTTAGTTTCTTGTATCCAACGCTGTAAGGATACCTATCCAATTTTTTAGAAGCAGAGGTATGCACGTTCTGTTGGATAGGAAGTATGCAATTTTTTGATGAAATATACCCATAATTTGTATATAAATTTGTGACAGTTTTTTTTATTCTGGCAATACCAAATGCGTTAAAAAAATGTGGTGTTTCTTGCCAGACATAGATAACTAATTGATTGTATAAAATCTTGGTATAATGTTTAATAATCTCCCAATCTCGACTTATTAAACCTAATTTTTCTAACCTTACCAATTTTCTTCTAATGGTATCTTCGGAACATACATAATCTTCAGCCAATTGTTTATAACAAGTATATATTCCATTTTGTTTTAACTTAGATAAATGTATGATGTTTCCTTTACTATATTTTTTCGTAGGATTATGCCATGATCTAAGAAAATCCCAATATATATTGATAGCTAAATGATCGGGCTTACCATTTGCATAAGTAATAATTTTATTTAATTGATTTTTGCGTTTAAGCGAAATTAATTTATTATTTAGTTGACTTTCTTCTTTCTGTTCATTAAAAACAGAAAGGGGGTGTGGTTCTTGGTTAGGAGTAATGTAAGTTTTCACACCACCTCTTTTTCTTTATATTGAGTTTTTACATTCATATTTTCCTCTTTTTTTAATTTTTTCTTATTTTGTTTATCTCTTTCGATTAAGTTTTTAATATTTTGTATTTCTGCCATTACTATTTCAGCTGATTCAGAAACTTTATTGACAGCTTCTCTTAAATCTGCTTTTGCGATGGTTAGATTTTTATGCAATCTCCAAAAATCATCATGAATAAATTCCTCTTGCTGAATATAATTTGTGATGTAGGTATATTCAGAGCTATAAGTTAATACGTTGTAAGTATCTGTAATCAATTGTCGAACTTCCTTGATTTGCATTAGTATTTCTTATAATTATAACAAACTTTTAAAATTCTTATTTTTTTCGTTAGAATCCTTGTCCTTCCCGAATCTCAGGTCGTAGTATGCTTTCCAAGCTTCATCTATTTTTGTATCATATAGTGTATTATAGTAGGTCATTAAGGCTCTCCATTTCTTCTTTTCTTGTTTGCTCTAATTTCAATTTAACGTACGCAGTATTTTCCTGTAGTATCTGTAAAGCTTCTTTAGGATGCCTTAATTTAATAGCTATTTGTTTCTTTCCATTCTTATCAAGGGGATTGTGTTTCTTTAATAAGCACCACTCTTCTAATTGATAGTTGTAATTTCTCACTGATTTATCACAACAATTATAAATTTTTTGTAATTCATCTGAATTAATTATAACTTCACTAAAACCATAAAAATTATAAAGTTTTATATAATTTCCTATTATTTGATTATCCGTAGTACACATCAGAAGATGTGCTATTAAATTAGATTCAATATCTTCATTCATTTTTTTACCATTTCTAGATTAACGGCATCTGTATGCTATGTCTAATATCGGTAAAATTTTTCCGATATGTCTTGACTTATAAGTTAATCTTTATTATTTTATTTATTGGAGTATCCAATTTGGGTACTTCAACTAAAAACAATCCACCAAATAAAATGGGGGTTGTTGTGTGCTCCTCATGCACTTGTTAATGCAAAAGGTGGCTAATAAAAGGCTCTTAAAAAGCTAAACAAAAGGCGCTAAAAGCACTACACGAGCACGAGCACGAGTATTGTACATTTCATTATAAAAATCCGCCGCCAAGCAAATTAAATAATGATAGTCTACTAAAAGGTATGTGAAAGCCACTGATCAGGTGGCTCATATACTGCCTTTAAGCCCTTTTTCTTTATTTATTCCAATCCTTTATTCTATTGTTATCTTTCTATTACTTTCTGCTATCTAGGGCAATAAAAATTTTTATATCTATTTTTGCCTCTTAATATGGCAGTCTTTTTAAGTAGTTGATTCACGATATGTATAAAAATTATTCTCGTCAAGATCAAAATTAACCTAATCAAAAGAATTTTATTGAGTTTTTTGTAAAGTTTCTGTATAGAATATGTTAATATAATTATATTTTTATAAAAGAAATGACGGCTATAGATACACATTCATTATTTAAGCTTATTACTGATTCTGGTATGTCAGAGACACAAGCGGAAATATTTATAACGCATTTTGTCACTAGGGAAGAATTCGAGAAGTATAAATTAAAGACACAAGAGTACATTAGCAGATTAGAAAAACTATTGAAAAAGAATAAATAAATATGAGATTAGAAAATATGGGAACTCATGAAGCTATAAAAAACCTTATTAAAGACGGCTTTAGTGAACATGATGCAGAATCAATAATTAGGAATGTTCAGCTAGCTATTTCATCAGAAACAGTCAGTAAATCTGATTTGTTAACTGTAGAATATTCCCTAAAGACAGAAATGAATGATATTAAGACGGAGTTAAAGTCTGATATTGCAGAATTAAAGTCTGATATTGCTGTACTTAAAGGTGATTTAAATAATGTAAAAGAAAATACGGCGACTAAAGCTGATTTCGCTGAATTAAAGACTGAAATTAAAACCAATATGAATTGGATCAAAGGGCTATTATTAATATTGATTGGATTAGCAATCAAAATAGCTTTTTTTAGTAAATAATATACCAAAAATTGACAAAAATTAACAGGCATCTTAATAACTTATGAAAGCAATCAAAATAGATAATCGAATGAATGATAAAGAACTACTGTTGGAGGCAATTGATAATTATGATGTTTATAGCTCAATGCAAGCTAAAATATTAAAAACTCTTATAAATATTTCCGTAGATGACGTGGCTATTATTGCGCCTCGTACTTTATCGGAATTAATCGGCACTACTAGGACGACTGTTTATAGCTGTTTATCTAAATTACAAAAAGATGGATGTATAAAAATTTTAAAAGATAGTGGCGAAAGATTGAATACATTCAAAATAAATAAAGTTAAATTAAACGAAATTATCTTGAATTATCAAAAAAAACTACAAATATTAAAAAATAACTAAAATATAGCTTGACACTATTTAAACTATAGCTATACTCTTTTTATAACAAATAAAAAGGTATAGTGATGTCAGCTCTAACAATCCTACAAGCAAAAGCCGCTCAATACGGCATTCCACTCATTTCCCAAGAAAAAACCAGTGCTTTTTTACTTCGTGATATAATTAATAATCATGAAGTGGAGCAAAAAGAATTGACTGATAGAATTTCTAAAATCCAAGCTGTTAAATTTGAAGAAGAAAGCGTTAAAAGAGCTCAAGAAGTAATTCTTAGATTACATCAACGTGTTCAAGAGCAAACTGAGCTTAGTGATTGGCAAGTAGAAGTACTTGATAAAGCTGCCAGATACGGCATTAAATATAATCTTAATAATCCAGATTGGTTTAAACTCAGCGATGATATTGAAGAGCTTGAAATGTTATTACCTATTGCTGAGCATCATGGCATTCATGATTGGGATGCTAATGACATTATTGATTTAAGACAAAAGATTGAGAATGCAGAGCACAAATGGTGCGCAGAAAGAGATAGTCAATACCGCGATTATTTATTTTCGAGAATATAACCAATGAAATCAACAATGCCAAAAAAAACAAACAATTGCGGTATTAACAACTTAATTATGAGCAAGAAAATGGTAAAAGCAACAGAAATTATATCTAACAACGAATATTCTTTAGAGAATCTTGTTACGTTACCTTTAGAGGATCAAGCAATTATGTGCTTTGGAGTAGCTAGAGAATTGTTTAGGCAAAACAAAGGAATGTTAGCAAGTCAGTTTATGGCTAAAGCATTAAGTATTAATCCTGATTTGCTGCGATTAACAATTAATAATGATGATTAAGAGATTAGGGCTCGACAAAGTGTAACAGAGCCTGGTTGCTCTCAAGAGAAATTTTGGGGGCAATCGCAAAAAACAAATTAAGTAAAATATATGAAAGAGAAACTAATAAAATTTATTGAATATATAACAGAACACCAGGGAATTACTATAGTAACAATTACAATAATTTATTTGGGGGTAATGTTTTATTGGTTAATACATTTAGGTTAAGATTATGGATAGGGAACAATTTTTATTAGAGCGTAGGACTGGCCTAGGCGGTAGTGATATTTCTTGCCTCCTTGGTGTTAATCAATATCGTAGTGCATTAGATGTTTATTACGAAAAAGTTGAGGGATGTCATCAACAAGACAATCAGATCTTGCAACGTGGTAGACGGCTAGAGAAGTATATTTTAGAAGAATATGCGGAGCGTAGTGGAGAAACCTTAGAAACAAATTTACCTATGCTGATTGACTCTTATTATCCGTTTTTGATAGGTCATGCTGATGCAAAGATTAAAGATCAGAATGTTATCATAGAGGCTAAATCTACAAGATTTTATATGTCTCATTTAAAAGGTATGGTTACTGAACACTGGCGTATACAGGCTGCGCATTATGCAGCTATTGTGGATGCTGAGAGGGTAGATATTCCAGTATTATTTAATAATTGGGAATATGGTTGTTTTACATATTATCGAGATGAAGAGCTTGAGCAAAGAATAAGAGAAGCCGCAATAGATTTCTGGCATAATCATATTATCCCACAAATACCACCATCACCTCAATCTATAAAAGATATAGCTAGAGAATATCCAAGCAATACCGAGAATAAAGAAGTACAAGCTAATGACGAGATTATCCAAGATATTGAACAATTAGCCACAATTACCAATAAAATTAGTGAATTAGAGAAAAAAGAAGCAGACATAAAATTAAAAATAATGGAATATATGCGCGATGCTGAAAAGTTAAATACTCCAAATGGATATTCTGTTTTATGGAAACAAACTAAGCAAAATAGGTTTGATACTAACAAGTTTAAACTAGAACATCCGAATATCTATTCAGAATATTTAAAATCGGCAGAGTTTAGACCATTAAAATTAATAAGGAATAATCATGATACTGAAAATGCTTTTAACTTATGATGATGCACAAACTCTTGCTGTTTTAAGAGAAAATAAAAAGAGTTCTCTTACGAAAGCTGCTGATTTTTTGGGAATAAATAAAACTACATTACATAAATATGAACGTGCTGTAAATCCTATCCCTATACAAGTGTGGGAGGACATGAAAGTTTTGTATGATAGTTCTCTTGAGGGGATCGGCACATTATTGAAACGTAGCACAAATGGAGCCCCAATAAAAAAGCGTGATGAAAAGGATGAAGTAAAGATTATTAAATTTTCTGATGCTAAAGAAAAAGAACGTAACATGAAAGCTATGCGCAATTCGGAATTAGATAACAAGCTAAGAGTTAATAAATTATTGAAAGAATTATCTACTGTATTTTAGGAGAGGAAATATGAGTGAGATTGCAGAAATACCACTAGAAAATAAAATAGTTAGAAAATCTGCTGGCGAAATAATACGTGATGTGTTACATAAGCAAGAAAGTAGTTTATTACCAATGCTCGATGGTGACATTGGGCAATTTCACAAGCTAGCTGCATCTTTTTCATTTGCAATAATTGAAAATAAGCTAGAGAATTGTGACAGAATGTCGATGATTAAAGCATTTCAGAAATGCTGTAAATTTAATTTGGACCCTACAGTCGGTAGTGGCAAGATATTTATAATTAATTATAAGGGCTATGTGAGCGCTCAAATAGGTTATCAAGGATTGCTGGAGTTAGCAATGAGGCGTAAAGATATAGTATCCAATATTTACTCAAATATTGTCTATGAGGGTGATGAATTTGAAGTGGAATACGGCAATAATATTACCTATAGACATGTACCAAAGTTTAAGAGTAGAAAATTATGGCTCACTTATGCTGTGGTAAAATTTAAAAATGGTGATATTCAAATTGAAGTATCTAACATAGAAGATATTGAGAAGTCGAAGGATTACAGTAAGGGAGCGCATAGAGAGGGTTCGCCATGGAAAGAGCATTATAATTCTATGGCAAAGATAGTCCCTTTAAGAAAAGTAGCAAAGATAGCTTTATCAATTACTACTGACGATGATGAATATATGAGCCACGAAGATATGGTTCGGGAAAAAAATATGCGAGTAGTGAGCGCGCCTATTTCCGCAATAGCTCAAAATGAAAATATATTAACGGATTAGTTATTTTTCAATACATCCAGAAATTGACAAATAAATAGTATTTTTATGACCTACAAACCTTTAGGCAAAAAGCAAAAAAAAGCGACTGCGTTATTTTCAATGGATTTTATATTTTATGTCTAGTGTAGTTAATCTAAAAACTATATATTTGCTTTTTATAGGCACCTTTTTAGAGTATTTTGATTTAATGCTCTATGTGCATATGTCAGTATTGCTTAATGAGTTATTTTTCCCGAAAACTACTCCTGAGAATGCAGCTTATCTTTCGGCTTTTTCTTTTTGTCTTAGTTTTGTATTTAGGCCTTTTGGAGCATTAATATTTGGCAAAATAGGTGATAAATATGGACGCAAGTTTACTATTATTATTACCACTTTTATGATGAGTATATCTTGTGGCATGATGTTTTTTGTCCCTACATATGCCAAAATTGGCATAATGGCTAGCTGGATTGTAGGACTTGCTAGAGTAATACAAAGTATTTCTTCTATGGGAGAAATAGTTGGAGCTAAATTATATTTAACTGAAATTATAGAGCCACCTCTACAATATCCTATAGTTACTATAATTCAAGTAGCAGCAGCCTTTGGGGGGGTAATATCATTAGTAATTGCTGTGTTTATAAATATGTTTGGATTGGAATGGCGTTATGCTTTTTTGCTAGGAGCAACTATCGCAGTAATAGGCGCATACAGTAGAAGAACATTAAGAGAATCTCCTGATTTTGTTGATGCAAAAAAAAGAGTGGAAAAGTACTTAAAAGCAAAGAATGAAGATATTACAATTGTAACTCATAGCACGTTGTGGCATGAAAAAGTAAATTGGAAAACTGTAATGGCTACTTGTTTGATGGATTGTATGTGGCCAATATGTTTTTATTTTAGTTATAATTATTGTTCCACTATATTAAAAACAATGGGCTATTCTCCTCAAGAAATAATATATAACAATTTATTTGTTTCTCTTTTTGATTTTGTGGGGATAGGGCTATTAGCTTATCTTAGTTATTATATTTATCCATTAACTATTTTAAGAATTAGATTTTTTATGTTTAGTGTTTTAATTTTAACATGTATATATGTCTTATGTGAAGCACACATAACTATGTTTCATATATTTTGTATTCAAGCTTCTGTTATTTTTCTAGGACTTAATCCTAACCCTGCATCTGCAATCATCTTTAAGTATTTTCCTATACTGAAAAGATTTACTGTAATAGCTTGGACATTCGCTATTTCTAGATCATTAATGTATATTATTATTAGTTTTGGAATGACTTATTTGAATAATAAATTTAATCATGGAGGATTGTTGATTATAATAATCCCTTTCTTAATTGCTTTTTATTGGGGATTACATCATTTCATTAAATTAGAAGAAGAAAGCTCACTTAGTAAATAAAAATCATGACGAACCACTTAAAACTCATAGAAGAGCAAGAAACCATATTAAGAAATCTAAAACTAAACATGCAAAATCTTCAGGATAGAATTCAATATCATAAGGACCAATTGAATTGGCTTAAGGAAACAGAAAAGGTCAAAAAATAATGGAATGGATTATACAACATATTCTAGAAACTTTAGGGATATTAGGATCTATTGGAGCCATGATATATGGCATTTATAGGTCTTCTTCTTTTATAGGTACAGTTAATATTAGACTAGATAATTTAAAAGAGAGAATGGAGAGATTAGAAAGCTATCACGATGGTTTGATAGATACAAAAATGAAAAAAAGAAAGAGCCCTTTGTCGTTAACCCCTTATGCTATTGAAGTTTTAAAGGATATAGAATTTTATAAAATTTTTGATTCTATGAAAAAAGAATTATGTAAAAGACTAGATGAATATGGGCTACGTACTAAATATGATGTACAAGAAATGTCAAACTTTCTCATGAGAAAAATAAAGGATGATAAGATTTGCGATCAATTAAAAGCAGCTGCGTTTTCAAAAGGATATAATCTAGATGAGATATTATCTGCAGCGGCTATTCCTCTGCGTGATTATTATCTTTCAATACATCCAGAAATAAACAAATGACTGAGGAATCAAAACGCCCTATCTTAAAATTATCTATTGTTAAAACTAGTTTAGAAAATCTTCAAAAAACTAAACCATCAATTAAATATGAAAAGATTAAAGAGGAAAAGCCTAAAACACCTAAATATTTTGTCTTTGACCCCCAAGAACTCGGCCATTTATATAAGTTAGTACGCGAAAAATTTCCTAATACTTTCCCACCTAAAGATCAAACACCTAAAATACTAGCTATCGGTATTCACAAGGCATTAGTAGAAGCTCTTAATTTGCCTATGATCAAAGCTAAATCATTCTGTAGAATCTATTGCAAAAGAAAAGAATATTTAGAAGCTAGAGTCAAAGGTACTCCACGCTATGACCTAAATGGCACAGTAGTCGGAGAAGTGTAATCCATCCTTTTAAATTCATTGCATTCAAATAATAATTAATCTTTACTTAACTTCCCAAGAGATATCGACAATATCTAACAGCATTTGCCTATAATGCTTGATGTTAGGCTCCTTAAGCTTACGCCGGGAGCCCTATCATCATACAATAGCGCTTCTAGCGTAAAAATGATAGGAGGTTTCTGTTAAAACTTTGTCGAGCTCCTGGCGCCAACTAAGGAAAGGAGCTTGACTTTAAATGAAACAAGAAAAAGAAAATGACGAATACTCGTACGAAAATTTCTTAAAACTATCAGAAAAATCACAAGCTGAAATTTATTTTGGGGTTGCGCAAGTGTTATTTAAACAAGGAAAAACACTATTAGCTATAGAATTTATGACGCATGCTTTAAGTATAGATCCAAAATTAGGAAAATGGTTGATAGGCGGAAGTGATGATTGGGATTAATATTTAATCTTTTTTTTCATTTTCCCACTGTTTCATTTCTTCCACTACATCTTCTTCGGTGATGAAAAGCCATTTTTCAAATTGTTTCCATTTGTCTTTAAACCAACAAAAACTCATTTAAACTACCTTTTTAATTTTGTGATACAATATTTTAGCACAAATATTAAAAATACTATGAATCATCTTAAACACAAATTCAAAGCTATTCCTACTGTAAGTGATAACATCAGATTTTCTTCTAAAAAAGAAAAAAAGCGCTACGAAGAATTAAAGTTGTTACAACAAGCTGGTGAGCTTCTGTTTTTCCTTAGGCAAGTGCCATTTCACTTACCAGGTAACGTTAAATATGTTTGCGATTTTATGAGCTTTTGGAAGGATGGAGCAGTCACCATAGAAGATGTAAAAGGATTTAAAACTCCTATGTACAAAACAAAAAAGAAAATATTAGAAGCTACTTATCCTATTGAGATTATGGAAGTTTGACAAATGGTACTTAATAATGTACTATATTCTTTAAAAAGGAATATTATATGCAAGTTTATACACTTACCGAAGCAAGAGCAAAATTATTTAACTTAGTAGATGAAGTTCAAACATCTCATGAACCAATATATTTAAAAGGAAAACGTAAAGATGCTGTAATTTTATCTAAAGAAGATTATGAGGGGTTACAAGAGACTTTATATTTGTATTCTATACCAGACTTAGTAGAATCAATTTTAGAAGCTAGTAAAGAGCCGCTTGAGGAATGTATAGAGTGGACAGATGATCTTTAAAATAGTACTTTCAAAAGAAGCACAAAAAGATTTGAAGCATTTAAAAGCAGCTGGATTAGAAGCAAATGCAAAGAAATTACGTGATATTTTGGCGCTTAATCCATATATGCCTCCATATGAAAAACTTACTGGGGATTTAATTGGACAATATTCCAGAAGAATTAATTTAAAACATCGATTAGTTTATGAAATTTTTGAAGATTTAAGAATAGTGAAGATATCAAAAATGTGGGGACATTATGAGTAATTATTACAAACCAATTACTCCTGGGCAATATTTAGAAGAAGAGTTTTTAAAACCATTTGGTATAACTCAAAGTCAGTTGAGTCGTGACCTTGATATTTCAATTTCTAAAATTAATAATATTAAGGGTATTAGCAACATTTATGTAGGAATGTGGCATAAGGCTATAGCCAGTAGATATATGGCTTTAAGATTAAGTGAGTATTTTAGAACATCTGTTCAAATGTGGTTAAACTTACAATCACACTATGATTTAAGAATTGCAAAAAATGAAAAATTAGATCAAATCAAAAACCGAATTAGACCTTTTTTAAAAGTCAATTTCAATCTTAATTGATCTATTTCTTTCGGGAGCAATGGGAGTAACCATATTATCTTGATTAAAATACTCTCTAATATTTTGAAAAACCTTATAAGTTATTCTATTGATTACATCTTCAGATAATTCTTTTGCCTCTTTATTATTATCTTTTATAGACTCTTTTGTCTCTTTTGTAGGTGATTCACTAATTGTTTCTTTTCTTTTAGGAGGAGCAACTTTTTTCAATAAATTTAATTGATCTAAAAATGAACCGGCTATTTTCTTAAAATTATTTTCGTTTCTTTCTAAAGAGATAGGAACACTCCTACTTAAAGGCTTTATTTCTTCCTCCTCTAATTCAAGTGAAGGAAATTTAAACTTATCTTCCAATGATGCATCTAAATCTTTTAAATCATCTTCATTATTTTTAAATTTATGAGATCTAATTCTTTGAGTTAAGGGATTTATATCTTTTAGTTTTTCCAATTGAATAGTACTTGTTTTACGGGTTTTAAACAATGAAATAGGAATGATATTATTAGAATCTTCTTTCTTATCTAATTTAAGTAAGCTAGATTTAAATTGCTCTTCTAAGGGTTCATCTAATTCTCGTAGTTCATGCTCACGATATTTAAATTTTGGCGATATCATTTTAGTAGTTAAAATATTATTAAGATCTCTCCTAGCTTTAACTTTGTGACCTATATCAAATTGTTTTGGTCCGATCATATTATGCCTATTATTTTTCTTACCATGTATTTCCCCCATTTGGAAGCGTTGCTAGCAGGTTAGCTATATTGTTACGTGTATTAGAGAAACCAGTCGTCTGCATAATACTTCTCAAACGATGCTGTGGAATAGCTTGAAATCCTGGACTATGCATATTCATTCCATAATCAACTGGCGATATACCCATAAATGCCATTTGGCTATATGGTATATTATACATGATCTCAGGAGGAGGAGGTGGAGGCGCTTTATAAATATTAGCTTGTAATGCCGCTAATCTATTTCTTTCAGCTTGTTCTCTTGCGGCTCTATCTGCAGCTTCTCTTTGAGCTCTTTCTTGTGCTGCTCTTTGATTTGCAAGTTCTTGCTCTCTTGCAACTCTTGCTTGCTCTAATTGATTCATCTGAGCCAATCTATTAGTATAATAATCTTGAGTAGATTTAATATTAGCTTGTAGGGCATTTCTTTCTTTTTCTACTTCGCTATATCTTGATCTTAGGTTTGCTATTTCATCTAATTGCAGACCACGTGCAGCTGCATTTCCAAAAATTTCATCATGAGCTTCTCCTCGTACTTTATTACGCATATGAGGCCATTCCCATAATTTTTCATTTTGATAATTTTTATATAATTGCTCTAAATCATCTTGTTCATTTTGCCATTTGGTAGCACCAAGTTTATTAATATCTCTAACATCATGGATTACATCAGCAAATTCTTTATGACCAGCTGATCCTAAGGTATTTAATTTTCTTAGCTTATTTACTTCTTCTTCATGTTGCATGCCTATTTTACTTTTTAAAGATTCTTCAAGCATCCGCTGTCTTTGTTCCAGCATGGCTTTATTGATTTCTTCGGCTCTTCTTTCAGCTTCACTCATATGCTGCTCTGATCCATATTGTCCAAGCTTAATATATCGATTATTAATAGCTCCCAAATCTTTTTGTATTCTTTGTCTTGCTTCTTCATCTAATTGCGCCACTCTTGGTCTCATAGATTCTGGTACTTGCTGTGCTGCTTTTCCTGCGGTGGTTTCATTAGTAAGTAAATCTCTTATAATTTGTTTACGCTGTCCATGATAAGTATCTTTTATAGAGGGATTAATTTGCTCTAAAAGCCTATATGAAGTTTCCATTTCAGGAGTAAGATTTGCAACAGTCTTACCAGAATATTGAGGTGAGGTTGTGCGTGAACCTTCCCATTGCTCAGTAGGTTTGGATGGATCAATTCCATAAGCCCTTAATGCAGATAAAACTTGCTGTGCCATAGGTTTTTCAAGATCAGGATGAGGAGTATTTCCGCCCTCATAATTTCTTCTATGAGGTTCCAGAGCCTGCGCTAACATTTCTAATCTTCTTTGAGGTTCTTCTGCTTCTTGTCTAAAACGAGCTTGATTTGATTCTATAACTTTATTTTGATGAGCATGTTTTTGATTACCAAATTGCTCTAAATTAGTAACTAAGGCCTTTCTTCTAGTTTGCTTATCTTGACTTAATGCTTGTAGAGTACGAGCAAGCTGATCATTTTTTGTACCCTCTAAGTTTCCGGAAGCTCTACTAATATCTTGTAATCTACTACCAAATTCATCAATACCACGTCCTACCGCTTGACCACTTCTAGCATTAAATGCTGCTTGTCTTTCAGGGGTATAACTAGAATTAAATTGATTTCTTAAAGCAGAAAGTAAAGTGTTTTGACTTGCACTTTCTTGAGATTGCCTAATATTACCTAATAATCCTTGAATAGCGGCTGGAGAAAGGCCCTCCTCTCTTTTATTTAAAGCAGTATCAATTTTTCTTGAGTAAGGTGCTCTTTTAGCTCCAAATCTTTCCTGATATTCTCTCGCTTTTTGGGTAAGAGAGGACATTGGAGCAACAGTAGATCCTCTATATGCCGGATAACCAACATTACCAATACGAGCTTTATCGCGAGCTAAAACTTTATAAGCTTCTTCTAATAATTGTTGCGGAGCAAGTTCTGAAGTTAATGGCATTTGCACCCCATATATTCTGATAAAGATTTGGCTTTAGGAGGCAATTTAGCGCTACCACCCTTATGCTTGCGAATATTTTGTACAAGCATATTCAATTTTTTTGCGCCAGCTGCATTATTCCCGTCTCCTAAATTAGCTACGGTAGAAGCATCTATAACATATTCACCATCAGAGAGAAGAGCCGGAATTTTATCATCTTGGCCGCCAGTTTCACCTTGTAAAAAATATCCTAACCCTTTGGGATATTCTATTTTTTCTATTTCAAACTCTACTTTTGGTTTTACTTTTCCACCTTTTTTATAAGGTAACATAGCTCCAGTTAACTCAGGATTATTATAATAAGAAAACCAACGACCATGTCTTGCATATTCCTCTGGAGTATGGTTTTTTCTATATACTGGCTCAATATCACCTAATCTTTCTTCAGGTAAAAACTTCCGCCTTTGTACTCTACGTTTTGCTTGTTCTTCGGCAAGCATTGCGGCTTCTTTTCTGGCTTGCTCTTCTGGACTTAAAAGCATTGCTAGTTGTTTACGTTTTTCTTCTTGACCTAGTTGCTCAGGGCTTTTTGGTTTTTCTTTTTTACCTAGAAACTGACTGCCAAGTATACCTGCAGTTAAAAGATTAGCAGGATCACTAAAAAAATCAGAACTTTTCCCCATTAATTTATCAAAGAAACTTTGCTCACCCGCGCTACCACCAGCTGCAACTGAATCAGCTAAGGCAGTTCTTTCAGCTAAGCTTGGAATATTATTTCCGCTACTCACCCCTAAAGTCATTGGTAATTTTGTAGTATTGCCAGAAATCATTGATCCTAATCTTCCAAGAGATGGAATTATAGCGTTTTCTGCCCCATATTTACCTAAGAAATTCCCTGCCGTATTAAAACCTAATGCATTAGCTCCTGATCCTAATATAGAGGCTGCACTAGGTAATATGGCTCCCATCCCAGCACCTTTAAGAGCTCCTTGTAATGGATTTTTACCTCTTGCGCTATGTTGCAAACCTTGTCCTAACGCGCCCCCAATTACTCCTCCTATACCAGGAAGAATCATATTGCCTAAAATAGCACCACCGCCTCCACCTATTACACTTTTAATCGCTTTCCATGGTTTATTGAAAAATCCAAATTGAGGAAGTCCTGTCATAGGGTTTACGTCACCCCCAGAAGTTTCAGCAAGCATCTGAGCTTCTTCAGGATTAATATGAGCTAAAATCCTATCTTCTCCCTCTCCTTGCTGTCTTATCATTTCAGCAAGAGTGGGTAAATGATTTACACTTCCCCATTTTTTTCTCTTTCTAACTTTACCACCTCTAGCATAATTAGAATCAGGTGATACAGTTATTGGCGTAGCAAGTGAGGGTTCTAAAGGATAAAAATTTTGGTTGCTTGCAGCTGGCAATGGTGGGTTCATAGCTTGAATATATTGAGTATTATTATTTTTATCAAAATATGTATCCTGATAAGGATTAAAATTTGTATTCGTATTCCCTGTAGTATTTTGGGAATTATTAAATCTTGGATCAAACCTATCAAACATATAAACCTTATCCTATAACATTTAGTGGTAAATCAATTTCATTCATCATTATACTATATACTACTTTTGCCCAATCTTCCCAATTTTGAAAGTTAGGCTTTCTCTTGCCCTCTTGAGTGATAGTGAATGGAGCAGGAAGTCCTGCTTTAGAAAAATTTCCTACACTAATAAGCTGAGCTCCCCATTCTTCCCATTTATTTTCATTTTCTAAAACTGGGACTAAATCATTTGGGAAATCTACTATTAATGAAGCTGCCCAATTTTTTAAACTAATAAATCTAGGATATACCATTACTGTCATTATTGACCGTCTCCTATACCAAGTAACATCATTATATTACCCATTTCAAAATAATTCCCACTTGTAAATGTTAAAGACATCTGGCGTCCCTGGACTCTCATATCTATTTTGCCTGTCTCCCCAGTAAAATTAATAGGTGCACTTTGAACTTCTTGGCTTTGAGCATATGTTTGAGTATTTACTATAACTGAAATTTGCTGAGTAGGGTCATTCATTTTAAAATCTGGTTCTATTCTTCTAATTTCTACCCATCTATCGATTGGTTGACTTTTAGCACCTTGACCACTACGTACTGGATTAAATGATGCCCAGCCAAAAGTTGGAGTAGTAATTGAAGAGGCAATAAGATTATCTTCACCGTTCTGAATTGTTTCATTGTTACCGAATTCATGTCTCCAAAGGTAATTCATATTAGCTTGAGGAACAGTTAAGCTTTCCCCAAAAGTAGCTAGAATGCCAAGATCGTTTGAAAAGAAACCAGCGTCTCTAAATATTTGCGTATCATACCATGAATTCTCTCTAATATTATAGATCAAAGCCTTAGAATTACCTTGCGTACCTATTATTGGATAAAACCACCATATCTCACCATATTTTGGATTTTTTACTCCAAATACTTTTTGACGTTGCGCCATATCAATATTATCAAAAAAATAATTAAGATTTGTAGTATTAACCATTTCTTGGACCACACCATTATATAGAAAAAACCTATCAGTACCTGGCCAAAAGAAAAGTCCATCATATTCCACCACACATTTACTTGAAAGAATAGAAGAGCTATTTGAAATTACATCAATCTTAAAATTAACAGCTTGATCTCCAACATTAAGAATTCTAACTACAGAAGAAAGAGTCCAAAAAAGAATAGCAGGCGCATTAGAACCGGCGCGAATAGGACGACCATAAATAACTTTATCGTTAGAAATATTAAATCTCCCTCCACTAGCCGCATTATTTGCTACAATATTAAAATTAAAAGGATTATTATTTGCGCTATATTGCACTAGGCCATTAGAGCCATACAGAAAAAGATATGGGTTACTCCATACCATTCCTCCATTAATAAGAGGGTCAATTCCTGCATTAGCATTATTTATTAATGTTAGATTTTGATTAGTACAGATAATGCCTTCATACAAAACAGATGCTGTATTCTGAGCTATATCCACCGAATTATTACCACCAAAGAATACTATTCGTCTTTGGTTATTTTGAATCACCACCTCAGATTGCCATAAAATATTTGCTCCATTAACAACAGGATTTAAAGGATTATAATTATTCCCAATATTATTAAAGTTATTATCAATGACTCCAGTAGTTATTCTTGCGCTACTCGCAATATAGTAAAATATATTGCCATTATATGGATACAAAGAAATATCAGATGCCATTAAATTATTAATATAAGCAGGAATAGCTGGTGCTTTCATCCCTCCCATTTTTTTAACTACTCCTCTTTGAAATCTTACCCATTGACCATCAGAGCAGAAATCTCCTTGAAACTTAGTACCGTCCCTTTGAATGCCAGGTCTATATGATAATTGAACAAGATTTGATACCATTAATTAGCATCCCTTTTACTGGTACGATCAGTAATAGTAATTTGTTGATCTTTGTTAATATTTTGCAATGCACGATTATAAAAAGATTCAAATACTGGTACTCTTTCATCATCTTTTAAAAATGGTATAGCTTCTAACATACATGCATATAAAAGTAGGCTTGGATATCTTTGCACAAGAAAATTAGGTGCATTAAGAAAAGCTATTAAATCTTGATTATTATTTCCTAAGCTAAAAGGGACAGTAGTATGATATAAAAGATTATATACATATGACCGATCTGGAGTTGGGAAAAAATAAAAATAAGTATTATCTAAATCTGCATAAAATTGAGGAGTGGCTGTTAACGCTGCATTAGGCCAATAAGCTTGACCAAATTCCAATGATCTAGGAAGCAAAGGGATTTGTTGATTATTATTAATTATAACAAAACTTATAGTTTCTTTCCAATCAGCAGGCTTTTGAACAAAATTTAGATTTTGGGTAAGGTTCGCATTTTCTATAAGAGTTATAAATCCTAAGCTTTTAGCTTCACTATAAATACGATTAATAGCTTGCAATATTAAATTAGGAATCTGGCTAGTAAAAAAATCATCTGTCCTATTAGCATATTGCTGGATTTGAGTTAGTAAAGAGGTATAATCCATTTATTCCTCTTTACTATTTTGAGCTTTATTATTCAAAGCATTTTGTAAGGCAACTGCCGAATATCCTGTAATATCTTGAATTCTTTTATTTAAAGCTGTAGTAGTTAATAAATTAGGTTTACTAGGATTTTCAGCATATTTAAGAGCAAGATCTAAGAATTTCTTATCAGTTAATAATTTTGTTAAACCATAACCAGCAGCTACTGTAGGAATAGTTTTTAAAGGATTAGAAGCTAAGCCATAAATTACTGCACTAACAGCAGCTGTAGTAGCGGTTCCAGAAGGGTTAGGTATATTTTTATTCTTAATAGCCATTGCTTTGGCCACAGTTCCAAGTTTTTGAATTTTTTCAAAAGTTTCTGGTGTCAGTTGTTTTTTAATCGATTCAGCATTTTTTGGGTTATTTATGGCTTTAGCAAGTGCATTATAAGATAAATCTTCAGTAGCATAATTAGTGCTTTTATGACCAAGTAAGCTTTCTAGCTTTTCTCTTTTAGCAACATCTCCATATAATTTATCAGCTTTTTTAAAGGTTTTATACCACTCAGGATTCATTTTTCCATATTCAGCTATATCTTTGGTAATAGCGTGTTGTACTGATCTCAATTGATTTTTAACTCCCTCATCTTTGCCCCATTTAATAATATTATTTAAGCTAGTTTTAGTGCCAATAAGCTTATTAACATCAAATTCTTGTAGAGGAATTTTTATTTGGCCAAATTGACTTACTAATTTTGATTGGGGCTCTATTTCATTCCTAAGAGTAGCAAGTGCATCTAAAAGACTCTTCTCATCAGAAGAAAGTAGTGCCGAATCTATCTTGATATTATCTATAGCTTCTTTTAAATGCTTAGGTTTTACATTAGCTCCCTTTGGTAATGACTCCGTCCTTTCTTTATATAATTTAGAGATTAATGCTTCTACTTCAGGAGTTTCTTTAGGACCTACTTCATTATAAATCTTCTCCAGTGCTTTTTTAGTTTGAGCTTCTGCATTGGCATATTTTTTACCTATCATTTCACCAAATATAGGAGCTTTGCCAACATATTGATCCGCAAGTCCAGTTAATTTAGAATTGGTTAAAGTAGCCGCAGGTAAATCTATATTTAAATCCCTAGCAGCACGAGCGGCTTCTATATTTAAACCTTTAGGAGACAAACCCATAATTTTCATAGGAACCTTAGCAGCTGTCTCACCTGTCTTTTTAAAAACATTTAAAAGATTTTGCGGTTTTAATGTTGGAGTAACAACACTTGAGGCCACATCAGCGACTAAAGGATTTATTCCTCCCTCTTGTAAAACTCCAGAACCTGCGCCGATAGCAGTACCGGCACCTATATCTTTACCAAACCTTGAGAATAATGATTTTGCACCACTACTAGCAGCTCTTCCAGGTAATATAGGGAATGACCCTACGCCACCTCCAAATTCTCCCGCATGATAAAGAATATTGCCTAAACTATCGTTTTTATTTGGTTTCATAGATTCTAAGGCTTCAATACCCTTTTCTGGGATATTAGCCATGGCGGAACTTTCAGAGATAGGGACAACTCCTCTTCCAACATCCATTACACCATATTTTGCTTGCTTTCCTGCTTCTTCTAGCCCTGATCTTGTAAATCCAGATAAAGCACCCTTAGCTAATTGTCCAACTCTTTCAAAGAAAGATGGAGACTCTTGTTTAGTAGGCATAATTTTGTATTGAGCATATTTGCTAAGTGGTGAGTCCTGTAAATTTTGTATTTTATATTTATCGTACTTACTCATCATCTTCCTACAATTGATAAACCATCTTGTAGGGCTCCCTCAACTTCATTAGCAGGGATCTGATATTGCTCACCATTCATATCTTGCATTAATATAGATTCTTGTGCTCCCATATCTTGCATTACATTCTGATCAGGTGAGTTACCTTTTTCTAATTCTTCTAAATCATAAGGACTTAAATGTACTCCATATCTTAAACTTGCGTCAGAAGCTTTATAACGTTCAGCCATTTCTTGTGTAAGATTATTCAATTTTTCTTCAAAAACGTCTGGAGCGTCTCCGAGTGAAGGAAGAAGACCTTTATTTTCGAATCTCTTAACCATTCCCTCAGATAAAACGCCACCTTTAATTTTTCTTTCTAATTCAACGGCAAATTTTCCTAATTTAGCATCTAAGGCTTTTCTTTTGCTCGTTTCTTTTCTTAATCCTTCATTATTAGTAAAATATCCAAAGAAGTCTTTAGTAGCATTTGCAGCTTTACCAACTCCATATTGGGACATTGGATTAATTAGATCATTTTGTGATAAGGTTTTAAATTCATCATAATCTTTCTTAATAGATGATAGTTCATTGAGAATATCGCCAGCAGCTTTTTTATCTTTGGTATACATTAATCTTTCAGCTTTACTCTCAATTGGAATAAAATTATTCCCTAATGGTGAAGTGACCGAACTATCAGCATTCCCTATATATCTATTATTCATCATATCATGTGCGCGTCTTGTTTCAGCAAGCTGAGCTTCTGCATGTTGCCTACGCCAAGCCCTTTCTTCTTCTTGGGCCTTACGATTCTGTTCTTCGGCTTGATATGCTAATATTTGATTAGCTAACTTATTATTTTCATTCAAGCTAGTGTCTTCAACATTATTATATGCGGACATACCAGAACCTAAAGACCTACCAACCGCTGCTAAATTATTAAAAAATCCTTTTCTTACAGGTTCTTGAGTCCAGCGATCACCAGTAGCAAGCATTGCATTTTGCCATGCTCTATTTTGCTGTTTTCCAGTCATTCCTAAAGATTCACGTGCGCTTGCAATAGCTTTTTGGATACCAGAATCAAAAGGATTATAAGGAACTTGTTCTTGCATTTGAGGTTGTACATTACCTTGAGCAATTTGCTGACCTTGTCCTGGCTGAATCTGGCTTTCTTGTTGTCGCTGCATTTGCAGATAATTTAATAATGCTGGGTTCATTTAATTTTTATCTTTACAGGTTGTAGTTCTATCATCATCTATTTCAAGCCTTCCTACTGAACATCCAGTAAATAATAAAAGACAAAATAAGATTAATAATATATTTTTCATAATATTTATATTTTTTTAAGGATTAATAATAAGCCAGCGAACTATAGATGTATCAGCATTATCAGTAGAAGTAATGGTAAAATTTGTACCTGGGGTAGTAGCTGAAACTCTTACATTTCCTGAGTTAGCGGCGCCTATTGTTCCTTGTGTTTGTAAGAATATATTTGAGTTTGCAGTAACATAGGTGCTAGCGACTACAATAGTGCCTGCTGCTAAAGTTGCTGAGCCAGCAGTTGTATTTGCGCCAGCCCCAATTCCAGCAGCTAAAGAACCCCATTGTCCATTTTGATAAATTTGATAATTATTCAAAGTAGTATCATAATAAATCATTCCAGTACTTGCAGGATTAGGCCGATTTGCAGTTGTTAAATTAGGTGCTACAAGAGCATTAGTTGCTCCCGTACTTAAATTAGTCCAAGCACCATTCTGATAAACCTGAAATGTATTAGTAGTTGTGTTATAAACAATAGCTCCATTTGTTAATGTAGTAGCTGGAATAGCTGTAATTTGAGTTGTGGTTAATTTTGGCGCATAAAATCCATTAATATTACTAGGATTACTTGGATTTCCTTGATAGTCTGATTGAACTTGAAAAGCACCATTAATACGTGTTACTGCTGGTTTAGGCATAAAAAATCCTTTATTAAAATTAATTAATTAAAAAGATTCTTTTTGAGGATAAGAAGTAAACCAGAATACGCTTTATAGTTGCGCAGAAACTAGACTAAATTTATTATACTACAATTTTTCACATTCTATAAAATTAATTATGGGTTGATTATGAACCAAAAGAAATTTATTGGTGTGGTTAAACTTCCTGCTACGCTAAATGATACATTATCTGTAATATTTGTTACAACTAGAGAATCTGCTAACCCAGTCCCACCCGTATAATAAATTTGCAGAAAGATTAATGAATTTGAATTTACAGCTGTAGTGGAAATAGTAACAGGACTTATACCACTATAACTACCTGTTCCAGAAGTTGCAGCCGTACCTGTGGTATTTGTAGTTACTAGTGTCCCTTGATATTTAGGAGTGCCACTAGTAAATGTTGGCTTGCCAGAACTAACCGAATAAATACCATCATTAGCAGTTGCAGGTGTACTTGGAACACTAGTAGATGCCATATATAATAATGGCGTAGTAGAGTTATCAGTTCCTATCTGTAATGCATATGTAGGCGAATTCTTACCTATTCCTACATTACACGCTGCTCCTAATACTATAGCATTTGAAACTCCAACTTTTGCATTATAACCAATAGCACATGCATTCATTACATTGGTTAATGCATCCGCATAAGCACCTAAAAAAGTACATTGTTTCAAAAGTCCATAACTATTCCCCGCATAATTTCCTAAAGCAACATTATATTCCGGAACAAAAGTTCCTCCAAAATATGCTAAATTAGATAAAGAATATACTCCAACAGCAGTACTAGCAAATCCACCATTTTGTAATGCATACACTCCTATTGCTGTATTACCCGTATAATTATATTCATTACTATAGATAGCTTGAAATCCTATGGCAGTATTTAATGTACCGCTAGTGTTAATGTATAATGCTTGAGATCCTATTGCTGTATTATAAAATCCTATTGTATTACTATAAAGAGCAGTAATACCAACTCCGGTATTATTATTACCTTCAACTGTTGTATTAGTACCAGTTCCTGTTCCAGCAAAAAAATTATTAGTCCCACTTGCGCTTGTATCTATTATTCTTGTACCACTATCTTTAATTAATTTCCCTGTAGTTCCATCAAAGGCAACGAGATTATTAGATACAGCACTCCCAGGTCCAGTTACATCACCAAAGCTACCACCCCCATTACTAGCGTTAGTTATTCTTCCTTGTGCATCAACTGTAATATTAGATGCTGTATAACTACCTGGAGTCACGGCTGTATTAGCTAAATTTACTGTTGGAGTAGTCGTACCTGTTATATTTATTCCAGTACCAGCTATAATACTTGTTACTGGTGAAATTCCACTTGAAGCAGCTGTAAGTCTACCCTGCGCATCTACTGTAAAACTGCCATAAGTATAGCTTCCAGCAGTTACGGCTGTATTAGCTAACCCTATTGTACCTGAGGTAGTAATTGTACCACCAGTTAAACCAGTTCCTGCAGTAATAGAAGTTATTGTCCCACCACCACTTAAAAGAGTCCAAGACCCATTAACATAACCTTGAAAAGCATTTATACTATTGTTATAGATTATCATGCCGCTAGTAGAGATTAATGCATCTCTTTGAGTAGTTGTTAATCTAGAAAGTAATAATGCTCCTGTAGTGCTTTGAAGCTCTACTAATGCTGATACTGTAGTTGATGCATAAGGAATATCCCCGCTAAATACAGAACTAATTTGATAATTTGAACCGCTATAATTGTTTTCTACAAAATGTACAGGCGATAAACTATCTACATAAATAGTTCCTATACCACCACTATTACTAAATTTAAGATGTCCTAATTTACTAATTTCATTAACATTAGTATTAGGAGAATCTCTATGCAATGCAAATAATGCTAGAGGAGGTACTTGTCCTATTGTTACTCCACTATCAGCTAATAGATTACCATCAGTATTAGCAAATACTGGTATATTATTTATTACAGAAATATTGGGACCCACAACATAATTAGACCCACTATTAGCAATAGTTCTCCAAACACCATTTATATAAGATTCTAAATTATTAGTTGTATTATTATAAATGATACCACCATTTCTAAGTACTGTATTAGAAATATTATTACGTTGATTAGTTGTTAATTGTGGCAAATAAAATCCATAACTATTATTAACTACA